GTATACGTGATATTGCTCGTAAGATTATTGCTATGAACCAAGAGTTCTTAGATGATTCTCAAGTAATTCGAGTAACTAATAGAGAGTTTGTTGAAGTTAAACGTGATGACCTTCAAGGATTCTATGACTTACGATTATCTATTAGTACTGCAGAAGCAGATGAGCAAAAAGCTAAGGAACTTGCATTCATGTTACAGACTACTGGTCAACAGTTCGGTTTGGACATGTATAAAATAATCCTTGCAGAAATCGCTGATTTGCGTAAAATGCCTCAATTAGCTGAACAAATAAGGTCTTTTGAGCCTCCTGCGAATCCATTAGCAGATGCAATGCAAGAAGCTGAAGTTCTAGCTGCTCAATTAGCTAATGAAAAAACGAAAGCTGAAATTAATAAACTGAATGCCGAAGCTCAAGCAGCAGGTGCTAAAACTTTAAATACTCAAGCAGATACAGACCGTAAGAACTTGGATTATGTAGAACAAGAGACAGGTGTGAATCAAGAGCGTGAGATTGAGAAGCAGAAAGCTCAGAGTAAAGGTAATATGGAACTAGAAGTACTGAAGAAGACACTCGAACCTAATAAGGATGAGACACAGGCACCTACAGAACTTTAATCAATTTTTATAGTAATCTCTCCCTGCATATATCGGGGAGAGGACACAATTTAGGAGAATATATATATGACACTATTAAATGCACACCAACAGGCACTTGCTGAAATTAAAGAAGCTCGTGACGAAGCTAAAGCACATATTGAATTAGTAGAGAACATCGAGAAAGTTCTTAAGACTAAAGCAGGTAGAGCAGTTATTGATGAATGGTTACTTACTTCATTACCAGCTGATGCTGCTAAAACAGTAGGTATTCCAGGACAAGCTGAAATTGCCAAAGAAAATTCAATGGCTATCTTATCTATGTCAGCAATGTTACGTCGGTCACTGTCCACTGCATACGCAGTAGCAGAGTCTGCACATAATCAACTTGATGAAATAGATGCAGCTGAAGCTGAATACATGTCTCAAACAGGGGAAGCTTAATGGATATTGGTAACGCTGTTAAAGCGTTAGAGTCAGGAGCTAAAGTAGCTAGAGCAGGTTGGAACGGTAAAGATATGTTTCTTTTCCTAGTAGAAGGTTCAACCTTTACAGTTAACCGTGCGCCTTTATTAGGTATTTACCCTGAAGGTACAGTAATCAACTATTGTCCTCATGTTGATATGAAGACAGCAGATGGTAAGGTTATCCCTTGGTTATGTAGTCAGGCTGACTTGTTAGCCAAAGACTGGCAAATAGTGGAGTAATATATATATGTCTTATGAAAACGTAGAAGAAGAACAACAACAAGATTTAAGTATGAGCGATGAAGATTTTTTAAACATGGCTGCTCCAGTTTTTAATGCTACTTCCGAGGAATTAGATACCTCGGATGAAAGCGAAGATTTATCTGATGATTCAGATGACGGTTCTAACTTAGAGGAAGAAACCCTACAAGAAGAAGAACAAGGTACTGATGAGTCAGAAGGCGAAGAAGAAGACGAAGTGAACGAAGACGACTTGTCGTCTGAAGATTCACAGGAGTCTGATGATGCAGACTTAGACGAAGAAGGTGAGAGTGATGAGGTAGACTATGAAGCTCTACATAAACAACTCTTACAACCGTTTAATGCTAATGGTACACAGATGTCTGTCAACTCAGTAGAAGAAGCACATAAGCTTATGCAAATGGGTGCTAACTATAGTAAGAAGATGTCAGCTCTTAAACCAAACCTTAAACTAATGAAAATGTTAGATAACAATGAACTTCTTGATGAAGGTAAGTTATCTCTATTAATCGATGCAGCTCAGGGTAACCCTGAAGCTATATCTCAACTGGTTCGAGACAACAATGTTGACCCTCTTACCTTAAAAACGGATGAAGAGAACAAATACACACCTAAGAAACATACTGTTGGCGACAATCAGGTGGAACTGGATGAGGTCTTATCCCGTATACAGGATACAGATACATTTGCAGACACGATGGATGTTGTTTCTTCTAAATGGGATGAGTCTAGTAAGAGTGATATTGCGAGCAATCCACATGCTTTAGAAATACTGAACAACCAGATGTCCAATGGCGTTTACGCTACGATAGATGCAGAAGTTCAACGTATTAAAGTATTTGGGGGGCTACAAGGAGTTTCTGATTTTGATGCTTACAAGCAAGTAGGTGACCAACTGTTTACAGCTGGTAAAATTACAATGGATGGCGTAGCTAAGCCAAAAGAAAAGGTTGTAGTTAAAACTGCACCGAAAGCTAAACCAAGCAATAAAACCCGAACGGACAAACGCAAAGCTGCTAGTCCCGTTAAGAACTCAGGAACTAAGAAGCCGGTTAAATCAGAATTTGACCCTCTTAGCATGTCCGATGAGGAGTTCGAAAACTTTAAATTTTAAAATATAGGAGAAAATTATTATGACATTAGCAAATACAGACCAAATCCAATGGGGTACAGGTACTGATTCATCAGTAGGTGAACAATTCCGTACTGATTATTACCATAAGAAAGCTTTAGTTGAAGTAGCTAAGGAAACTTACTTCTCACCTTTAGCTGACGTTACTGCAATGCCTAAGCATTTTGGTAAGAAAATTAAGAAATATCACTTCATGCCTATGCTTGATGACCGTAACTTGAATGACCAAGGTATCGATGCTGCTGGTGTATTATCTGGTGGTCAAGGTGGTGCAGGTGATAACCCTGATGGTAACCTTTATGGTTCATCTAAAGATATCGGTGTAATTAATTCAAAGTTACCTACTCTTTCTGAGACTGGTGGCCGAGTTAACCGTGTTGGTTTCACTCGTATAGCAATCGAAGCTGAGCTTCAAAAGTTAGGTTTCTTCACTGAATTCACTAAAGATTCTTTAGATTTCGATACACAAGAAGAGCTTTACGGTCACTTATCTCGTGAGCTTATCATGGGTGCTAACGAAATTACTGAAGACGTACTTCAAATCGATTTACTTTCAGGTGCTGGTACTATCCGTTTCGGTGGCGATGCTACAGATGATAGCGAAGTAACTGGCGAAGGTACTATTTCGCAAATCACTTATGAAGATTTACAACGTATGTCTATCGATTTAGATAACAACCGTACTCCAAAGAAAACCAAGATTATCGCTGGTTCACGTATGGTTGATACTCGTACTATCGGTGCTGGTCGTGTTCTTTACATTGGTTCAGAATTGATTCCTACTGTAACTAAAATGACTGACCATTTCGGTAATGCTGCATTCGTACCTGTTGAACAGTACGCTCATGCTGGTGATTACAAGAAAGGTGCTGACATGATTAACGGTGAAATCGGTAAAGTTGGTGAGTTCCGTTTAGTAGTAGTTCCTGAAATGCAACATTGGGCTGGTGTCGGTGCTGACGTTTCAGCTAACGAAGGTTACCGTGAAACTGGTGGTAAGTATGACGTTTACCCAATGCTTTGTATTGGTGATGGTTCATTCACTACTGTTGGTTTCCAAACTGATGGTGCATCTACTAAGTTTAAAATCCATACTAAGATGCCTGGTGAAGCGGTAGCTCATCATCATGACCCGTATGGTGAAACTGGTTTCAGTTCAATCAAATGGTTCTACGCAACTATGTTCTTACGCCCTGAGCGTTTAGCACTTGCGAAAACTGTTGCTGAGTTGTAATATACTCTTCAACAAAGAATAACTAAGCAGGCTCCTTCGGGAGCCTTTTTAGGTAGACCCTCCCCAATAATGGGAAATGGATTATAATTAGGAGACTTAATATGTCAGAAGAAAACTTTGAAGAATTTAACCAAGAGAGTGAAATAGATTCACTAAAACTAATCGCTACTAACATGGGATTAGATTTCCATCCAAGTATTGGAGTTGAAAAACTTAAAGCTAAAATTGCAAAAGCCAAGGAACCAGTTGCCTCTAAGCAAGTAGCTAAAATCAATCAGATGGATGCACGTAAGGAAAAGATTAACAAAGCTAAGAAATTAGTTCGTGTTCGTATCTCTAATATGAACCCTACTCGTCGTGAGTCTAAAGGTGAGTACTTTTCAGTATCTAATGCAGTAGTTGGAACCGTTAAACGTTTCGTTCCTTTTGATGTAGAATGGCACGTTGAAGATATTCTATATAAGACTATTAAGAATCGTAGGTTCCGTAAAACTATTGAAGAGCCCGATGGTAAAGGTGGTAAAATTTCCAAGAATATTTTCTTACCTGAATTCTCAGTAGAATTATTACCTGCCCTTACTACTCAAGAGTTAAAAGACCTAGCAGCTGACCAATCAGCACGAGGTGCCATCGATAACTAATATCGAACGTAGTATATAAATTCTAAGAGTCCTGCAGTATACTGTCAGGACTTTTTACGTAAGGAGAACACAAAATGGCAATACAAGATGATAAATTATCAATCGCATCTTTGACCGGTGGTGAAAAAGAAGGTAGTGGAGCTTTTGATGAGCTTATGCGTTCTGTTAAATCCCACTTAGTGTCAGAGCATAGTGCGGGTCGAATTACAGGGGACAATTATACTCAGGCATATATATCTTCATTAGATATGGCACTAGGTAATGCTTCCCAGTACTTACTAGCATATGAATTAACAAACCAACAAATTCGTTTAGCAGACGAACAAATAGCAAAAGCTAAGTTGGAAGTAATACTTACTCAATCTCAAATAGATTTAGCTGAGGAACAAATAATCTTCTTAGGTAAGCAAACCCTTAAATTGGAATCTGATACTGAATTAGTAGATGCCCAAGTATTAGTACAAAGCAAACAACTATTGGTAATGGATACACAGATTGATAAGTTAGTTAGTGAGACTCTAATGGTAGAGCAGCAAACAGCTAATGCTCTTACTCAGAATTCTCAAATCGTAAGTACTACTGCTAAAATTGATGCAGAACAGGTAGTCCTTACTCAACGTGCACTATCTGAAGAAGCACAAACCAAAGACACTCTAGCTGGCCAACCGGTACAAGGTATCTTAGGTAAGCAGATGGAACTTTATCAAAACCAAGCTGATGGATATATTCGAGATGCTGAACAGAAAGCTGCTAAGCTAATGAATGATACCTTCATTACCCGTGTATCAACTGATTGGGATAACCCAGATGCATCTGTTGCAGGTTTAAATGATGATGAAGTGGCTAAGGTAGTATCTAAACTTAAAACTGGTATAGGAGTACTATAATACTATGGGAATGTTCTCGAAGACTAAAACATATGTAGAGTCAGCTACAGTCGCTATCAACGAAGAACTTCCTGATACTGTAATACAATCAGTGGTAACATCGGTTGTGCAAGATAGGTCTATTAGTGATGACCTTATTGCTAATTCTCTGAATGGTCTTGGAGCTAAATCTAAGACCTACTATAAGTATGGTAGAGATAGGTTTATTCATGGATTGCCTGAAGGTACTACTGAACTACGCCATGCTAACCCTTCAACGGTTAGTATAGTACTTTCCTTTATCGAGGGAGAGCCAGCAGTAGTTGAGTACAGTATCTTCAGTCAGGCAGATAGTTATTACTTTTCAGAATCACAACATACCAAAGAAGTATCAAGTACTGATTGGTTAAGTGATACCCAAATCAAAATACACTATGTCGATAATACTACTCAAACAGTGACAGTACCTTCAACAGATAGAACCAAGAGGTACTACCATGTTAGGTACACTGTCCAAGGCGTGGTGAAGTACTTCTTCTATTTAGGAGATGACCCTACTTATGAATCCCTATTAGTAGACGACTCAGAACCCGAGTCACTCTACTTCCCTGTGGTTCCTTTTATTAGGGATGGCGTAGACCTATCTGATGATAGTAAGAAAGGCACTGACTTATACAAGAGTTGTGTTGGGTTATGTAATAGGATAAATATCAAGTATGCAGATATAGGCGCAAATATTCAGGAGAATCCTGATATTGATGGTGTTGACCATGCCTACATGATATTAGCTGTACCTATTCAAACAGAGGCTAAAGCCTCTCAAGAATATCTATTTGAATACTTTTATCATTTGGCTCAAACCCAAGTATACACTAAGAGTGATTTTGATGCGTGGGAGATTAATCCTTCAGGGATTCTTACACCTCCTCCGATTAATATAATTACTATTAAAGAGACGGAGAATAACTCAGGAGATTTAGGTAATTTCCATATAGAGTTAGGATTTAACTATATTGAAACTGAGACTGTTACAGGTAACCTTGGTAAAGTTAAAACTGTTACCCGGGAGACGGTATTAAACCCCAGGGGTGAAACTGATACTTACGCATATGAAACTAGTTACATGATATGGCGTAAACAAGTAACCTCTACTGAGTATGTTGAACTACGTGTAGTAGGACTTAAACATATTAATTACATATATGGCGAACATACTATCGATACCTCATTAGAGGATAGTTTATCTGAAGATAATGATGACTTTAATCTACCTCTTCAGTTAACAGCATTGAACTCGTTAACCTTACTAAGGCAAACTGATTTAATGAATGATGCTATACGATTATGCTTTAACTCAATTGAGACAGTTAAACTCAAGTGGTATCAGACAGGTGTATTCAAGGCATTAATTATTATTGTAGCTGCAGTCATAACAGTATGGACAGCAGGTTCTGGGGGACAAGCACTTGCGTGGGCCATGGCTATTACTGGCTCAACTTCTATTGCCCTTAATTTTGCAGTAGCGGTAATCATAACTGCTGCTATTAACGTAGGTATAGGTAATTTACTTAATCAAATAGGTATTGATAAGATTGAAATCTTAAGACTTATTTATACTGCTTATCAAATTTATGAAGGTGATTTTTCAGAGTTGACTGGAGATTTAGCATTGTTGTTGGTAAGCGGGATTAAGCAAGGTTTAGATTTCTATGTTAAAAATCGTCAGTATGATATCATGAGCGATTATGACCAACTTAAAGCGGAACAAGAAGCACAGCAGGCGGAATTAGATGAGTTAATTCAAACGTTCCCTACTGATGTGTATATTGACCCAATGGCCTTTGTAGATGCTAGTGGTTCCTTAGTAGGAGCTAATGAAAGTCCAGAAGATTATTATAATAGAACAATACATACAGGTAATGTCGGAGCCTTGATGATAAGTCAGATAGAAAACTTCGTAGCCTCAAATATACAATTAGAAGGTGTTTCTCAATTGAACGCCCTAACTATTTCATAAGGAGAAATTTATGCCAGATTCATTTGGTAACCCTCTACCAGAGGACTTAACAATGTCTCAACAGATATTGACACAGCCTGCTTCGTTTAGTGGGACATTTAATCAACCCTCGCCATTATCGTATGATACCGGTGTAAACCAATCATGGATGAATGCCGGACTACCTGTTACCCCCTCTACTACAGAACAAGGCGGAATGTTTAGTAACTTCTTTGCTAATGGTTCAGGAGGACAAGGTTGGGGTACTGCAGCTATTGGTGCTGCTTCAGGTCTTGCTCAAACTGTAATGGGGTTCCAACAACTTAGTGAAGGTAAAAAGCAGAACCGCATCTCTAACCAACAGTGGCAATCTCAGTTTGATATTCAAAAACAAGAGTATGACCGTCGTACAGCAGAACGTAATGCGCGTGTAGCTAATAACAGAAATGCTTCAGCTTCACCTACAGGAGGTTAATAATGGCTATTACTTGGAAGAATATAGGGCAATCATCAAATAGTGGTAACAGCTTAATCGCAGGAGCCTCAGATACTATTGCTCAAGGTATTAATTCAATCCAAGCTGCAGCTCAATCGGTAACAGATGAACAGAACCGTCAATACGATACTCAAGCAGATGTAAACACTGCTAATATCTTAAGTGACATTAATAGACTTGACCAAGATGAGGTAGACAACTTTGATGTTGGTGCCTTGTCTAATCAGTTTGGTTCTCAGTTTGATGCTACCGGTGTAGCCAATGCATTGGATAATAGAATTAACTCTCTTAGAGAGGCTGCCCAACAAGAAGCAGATAACGCTAATCGTGATTTAATTACTGATAGTCGCCTTGCTACTGACCAATTGAACAGAGATAATCTGACTGGCCAAATAGCAGCAAGGGAAGAAGCTAAACGTAAAGCAGATAAATTCAATGTTTTTAATAGAGAAGCTAGTAATAACCTTGCTAACTATTCTAGTTTAGAAGATTTAACCCGTAAGGTGACCCAGGCGGGACAGAAAGCAGGACAATCTCCTCAAGAGATTAACCAAGCTATTCAGTCAGCAAGTCAGACTTACAATAATAATATTGAGTTGAATCCTAACCAGAAAGCGATGTTAGCGGAACGTGGAGCCCTTCAAGCGCAGCAGGTAAAGCAGAGTGAAGCTTTCCAAAATAATCAGCTAGAAAACGCTGCTAGAGCTCGTGGTATCATCCCTGAGTTAGCAGAACTTTCTACTACTCCTGATAGCAAGGAAACTTCTATTAAAGCACTTAATGAACAATATGGCCCACTTATCAAAGATGCTGGTTTTGGTGAGCAAGATTCAGTTACTGCTTTCCAAACTAAATTAGCTCAACGATTTAAAGAAAGTAACTTACCTTCTCCTAATGGAGCAGAGTTAAAATACTTCTTACAACTTGGTTTTGATGAAGGTACATTTGGTACGGATGATGGTTTAGATATTGGTTCAATTGAAAAAGAGATTAATAAGTATATTAAGATGCGCGAAAATAAACCAGCTCTTAAGGACTATAATGATGCTAAGGCTAATATTCAACGTGGTGCAGAAGAGGCCGCTAAGGCACAGGCTAAAGATTTAAAAACTTATGCTAGTACTATGCGAGCAAATAATAAAGCTAGGTTCACTGGAGAGGGTATTCTATTTGATAATCCTATTCCTAATGAGGTACAAGATAGACGTACTAAAGCACTTACTCAGCAAAACTGGTTCCAATAACAGTAGAAATCTCTTATAAAGTAAGTATAATGAAGAAATCCCATCAATTCCGGTGGGATTTTTCTATTTTATGAGGAGAAATGCGCATAATGGAGATTCCAAATAAAATCGATGAACAGGCAGTTCAGCAAAAGAAGGATACTTTAGCTAATGTCTCAGCATTGAAAAGGGCAGCTATCCCACAAACCTCTACTAAAGTAAATACTCAAGTAGACCCTATAGCAGCAAAACAGCATGACCTCGATACACTTAGTCAGCAAGACTATGAGTTTAAATATGGCCAAAATTCAACAGTTGGTGCCGAGTATCTTGCAAACAAATTCAAACAGCATAGAGCAAAATATGCTCAGGAACAGCGACAAGAACTCGCGGACTCACATGATACGGTTGACCAAGTAGTTGATAGTACTTTAGCAGTCGCTTCAGGTACTTCTAACTTAGTAGGTAATACCATAGGTGCTGGTCTAGTAGCAGCCTCTAACCCAGTAGAAACCATTAAGGAAGGTGCAGACTTTATAGCTACTGAAGGTGCGAAGTTTGTAGGTAAGAGTGAAGAGTTCCAAGAAATTAAAGATAATGTGAACCAGTTTATAGAAGAAAGTGGATTAACTGCTCAAGTAGCAACTCCATCTCCTGAACTGGAATCTGTGTTTGGCCCAAGTATGTCACAAATGTTCCTTGAGAAGGTTGGTGATGTGGCTGAGACTGCAGCAGGTTATGTATTTCAAGGTACTAAGATTGCATCCGACTGGATTAAGTCAGGTCAATCAGATGCATTGAATGCTAAGACAGCCATTCGTGCAGAAGAAAATGAATCATATAAAGCAGAGATGAAAGAATCTCTTGGCGAAGACGCTTCAGCGTGGGAACACGCACTAACGAATACTACTTTAGGTTACAACTCATTTGTTAACTTACTTAAAGACCCTGCAGCAGCTACTGTAACTATTGCTGAGTCTATTCCTTCACTTATTGGTGCAGGTAAGTTAGGTAAAGCTATCTCAGATAAGCAGTATCAAGATGCTCACCGTAATGAAGTAAACCGTATTACTCAAGAAGTAAAGGCAGAGAACTTATCTCACGTTAACACACAAAACTTAATTAATGTTAAATTGCAGAATGTTGCAGATGACCTTAGTAAAGTACGCGAATTAAGTACAGCCAAAGCTGCAATCTTAACATCAGGTGTCCTTGAAGGCTCTGGTGCAGCAGGTGAAGCATATAACCTTATCGTGGATACAGACTTCGAAACCTTAGAAAAGACCTCAGCTAAGTACCAATCATTGGTTCAAACTATGTCTCCTGAAGAAGCTCGTAAGCAATTAGCTATTGAGTCGGCCATGGGTGCAGGTTTCGCAGTGTTTGCATTAGCAGCAGGTGTTACTAAGGTAGCAGATACAGCTCCAGGTATTAACCGTGCTTCCGGGGTAACTAAATCAGCAGAAGGTACTATTCCAAGAGCAGTTCAAATTTCATTTGATGCCGGTAAAGAGGGTATCGAAGAAGCATTCCAATCATTTATTAGTTCAGCAGCTACCGGTATAGTAGAGCGCGAGAACATTAATAAAGACAAAGATGTTTATGCAGATGCTGCCATAGCAGCCGGTGAAGGTTCATTAGCTGGTGCTGGTACATCAGGCGCAGTAAGCGCTATTCGTTTAACTGCAGACGGTCTTAAGAAGTCTAGTGAGATTGCTAAGGCGACTAACCAGAAAGCAGCAGATGTCCAAGCTAAAGTTAAAGAAGTAGCAACTTCTGGTTTAAGAGAAGCAGACAAAAAAGTTGATTCAGTGGATGCTGAAGTAGACACAGTTGTTGAAGGTATTTCTGAACGTAACCAAGTTGAAACTACCTCTGATAATGAAAAAGTAGATAACATTGCTATTGGCTTTGATATCTTAGATAAGTATGCAGCTCAAATGAAAGTTGTACAGGAACGCAATAAAGCTAACCCTAACGAAGTAGATGAAAAGATACTTGAAGAAGGTAGAGCTAAGTATGTAAGAGCTCAAAATGCTCTTGAAGAAGCTTTGGTACGTAATGCCAATGCTGAAGAATTACATGCTGACGTTGAAGCTCTTAGAAGTGGTGACGAGCAAGCTAGTTTCCGTGTATTGAATAACATAGCAACTAACCCTGAGTCAGTATCAGAGGAAGCAGCTCAAACTCTTATCTCTACTGGTTCATTAAACCCTGAGCAGACTGCTCAAGTAGAAGCACATATTCAGTATATTAGAGATACAAAATCTCTTGAAGAAGTAAATAGTGATGTCATCTATGGAGGTATCGGGTTTATCGGTGCCAATCAATATTTAGGCAATATTTCTGCTTCAATTAATGCTGGTCGTACTGAACAAGCTGATGCTGCATTTAGAATGTTATCAACATTTGCACAAAGACATGCAGAGAAGTCTCGTGACTTGAGTGAAGCTTTGGCGATAGCCCAAAACCGACAACCAACCCCAGCAGAACAAGCTCGACTAGTTGAGATTAATAATACCTACCCAAGTATTACTATTCATAAGAACTCAGATTCGCTAGTACATAAGGTAGGTCTTGAAGCTAATGCTTTATCATCAGCAGTACAAACTGCTCAATATAATTTGAATGCAGAACCAATTAAGGAGACCTCAAATGTTCAAGAAGCTAATACAGAAACTCAAGAAGTGGCGCAAGATGCAGGAACTGCAGAGACGGAGACAGTATCATCAGATGTTAAGAAACAGGAGTCAACTACCGAAGGACTTACCGAAGAAAGAGCAGAAGTAGCACGGGTAGCGTTAAGCGATATACCTACGAATACTCCAGAGGCTGACTTAACTGGTTTAGGATTTGTTCGAGAAGAGTTAACTACTAAAGAGGGTAAGGTTGCATCTATAGCATATCGTCGCGATAGTGAAGATGGAACACAGGTAGAGAATATTACTTACCAAGATGGATTAGGAGGAACCTCTGATACATTTAGAACCTTTCTTACACGTAAAGTAACTCCCCCTAAACCATTAAATGAAGCGCCTCGTGCAAATTCCCCTTTGGGGAATTCTGTACAAGCGGAATCTGATAATGTAGTTGAAGCACCTAGTGAGGACACACCTTTGGTGTCCGAACAAGCGGAAACCAATACAGTAGAAGCCCCAGTGGTACAGACTGTTGAACCAGTACAAGTAGAAGAGTCAAATGTAATAGAAGATATAGTAGGTACAGAAGAGACCTTAACTGATACTACTACTGACTATGAGGCGAGTACTCCTGCTATTCGTTTAGCAGCTTATAAACAAGAGAACTTAGTGAAGAAGTATTTCCGTCCTAAGAATAAAGCCGGTGTAATCGGTAACCCTCTTTTAAGTGTTGCTAACTTTATGGATAAGTTTTCATCTAACTTTGCCGGTTATATAGTACGTTACACTGATACTAAACAACCATCAGCTAAACAGTTAGAGTTAGCTACTCATTTAGAGTCGTATCATCAGAACTTTGCTGAGACAGTTAATAATACATTTAAGCATAACCCTAAAGCATATGGTACTCGAGATATGAGTCAGTTTATGGTTGATGAGAATGGTCAGATACAGCCTAACGTTGTAGCTGCAATGTCTATCGCCTCGTATAACTGGTTAGCTACAAGAGCAGCAGAAACATTATTTAATGATGAAGATGCTATTCGAGATATCTTAGGTTTACAGCCAAGCGATACTATTACTCCTCAAATGTATGAACATTTAAGAACAGGTGGATTCCGTAACTTCACTGCAGGTGAACTTGGTGCCAATATTGTTAAATCATTAGGTATCCAAACAGTTGCTAACGCTCCAGGAAATGTTAAAACTCAACTCGAGATGGCGTTAGGTTCATTAGCTATTGCTACAATGGCAAATCAAAAGGTTATTTTCGAAGAAGCAATTCCTTCACATGAAGTATTCGAAGATGTTACTAATGAAAAAATAACTATTGGTAAGATTACTGTTGCATCTGTTCAAGGAGAAGAGTTTGCTGAAGTAGCTCCCGCAATAGCGTATATTCAAGAGACTGTTAAAGACACTGACCAATTGTTGTCTAAGATGTTTAGTGTACAGGATGAGGCTAAGGGGCCGCTTAAGGAAGCTAATAAATCAGTTCCTAAAAAGGTTCGCGGTACTAATCAGGATATCCCTAAAAAGTATCAAGATATTATCCGGAAACATCAAGCTAGAAAGCATTTCTTAAAACGTGACCAAGTAGAAGTATTTAATGCCCTACCATTGGCCACTCAACGTGATATTTTAGGCTATAAAAATGATATCGACTCATTGCATGCTCGTAACAGAGCTGCTGCTGAGGGGATTAATAGAGCTATTAATGCTAGCATTAATCATATGGCTGATTTCTTAGTAGAGAACAACAATGATGAACCTTTCTATTTTAACCATGATGTTATTAAGAATGGTCGTCTATTAATGGACTCAACTACATTCAATCCACAAGGTAACAAGTTACATAGACATATGATGAAGATTGAAGGACAGGAAACTGTTATCAATTTGAAAGAAGGTTCGCAAAAAGAAGTTAATGACTTCTATGTAGCCTTTGGCCAAGGTATGGGTATCGATGTTGATAAACAAACTCATGCAGTTTCAGTTGAAGAAGTTACAGCAATGCTATCTGAACCAGTAGTTCAAGAAGCAATTAAGGCTATTAATGAGAAAGATGGTGAATATACCGAAGCTCAATTAGAAGCTGTTCTTGCAGGTGTTAAACGTGGTGGTGAGAAAGCATGGTCATTAGATGCTTTAGTAGGCATGGCTAGGTATCAACAAGCTATAGCTGATGGAAGTGATTCATTTACTCATGACTTAATGGTTGAAGCTGATGGTATTACAAATGGCCCGGGTATCGGTACTTTACAGTTCGGTATTGGTTCGACTGCTGAAGATAAGACTGAGCGTTTACGTAAGGTAGGTATCAACACTGCAGGTAATACTGAAGATTATGCTAGTTGGATATCTAAAGCAGGTAATCGCGATAACTATGAAACAATCACTACTGTATTAAACGGTTTTGTACAAGAAATGGAAGGCAATGAAAAAGTAATTGCTGACTTTACTACATTCTTATTAAATGATTTAGTTACAACTGATAATGATACCGGCGAAATCACTAAGATTAACCGTAATATCTCTAAAGGAGCTCTTATGACTACTATCTATGGTGCTGGCCCAGCTTCTATTAAAGCAGCGTTAGGTAAGCAAACAATAGATGCCATCTATGATGTTCTTGAATCAGGTGTTGAGATGGATATCAAAGCATTAGATGCTCAGTTAAGAAACACTTTTGGTGTTAAATTAGATTTATCTAACCCGTTAGAGACTACCCTTGATTCAATAGTTGAAGCAGGTATAGCAGATGCGGTAGGTCAAGTAGTTGGCCAAGCTATGTTGAATGCTATGGAACAAGAATATGGAGCATTTAAAGCAGGTACAGCTATCATCAATGAATCGATGGAACGTGTTGCTGAGACATTCCAGCAAATGTACGCACATTCGGTAGAGCGTAGAACTACTGAGTTAGTTAACCAAGGTATCCTAGCAGCTAATGCTAAAGGTGAAGCCTTTGAAACACTTTCTCAAAATGAGCTAGACGTAATACTTAATGAACTTATAGAGTCACAACCAATCATGCAGTCAGTATTGTCAGCTAAGAACGGTAACGCCACTAAAGAAGGTCTATATGTAGGTAAGATATCTACAGTTATTAACAATACCACTGCATATCATACTCGTCAGGATTACCAAGATGAAAGTACCGTAAACATGCAAGGCAGAACTAAAGAATATATTTCTGGTGGAGCTTCTCCAGTAGTTTTAGCAGTTCAGAATATTGATGCCACAACCATGTTAGAACACTTAGGTGACAGAGCTTCGTTCAACGTATATGACGCAATCATTACTGGTACTAGTAAGGTTGAAGAACATACGAAGAATATAAATAAGCACTTCTTTGAAATTAATAGAGACCACAGTATTGCTAATGAAGCAAACAAGGCATTTCAGAGAGCAGAGAACGCAGCTATTCAGTATGATGCTAAATATGGCACTAACTTCCAAGCAGAATTCAGCAAAAACACAGAGCGTGGGTTTGGCGATGATGTTCAGATTGTTAATGTTAAAAATGAATTACAAGGTACTACTACAGCAACTGATGTAGCTAGATTGGATACGATAGGTTTGATTACCTCATCAGGCCAATATGGTTGGGAAAATAGTTCATATGTTGTAGATAACTCAGCATTTAGACCGCTTGGTTCAAGTGATACTTCTGCGGAAGCTACTCCTGGAGATACAGAATCAGTAGCTCAACGTGAAATTAATCAGTACTCAGTACTCGATGTATTTGATGAAGTAGGCAAATTAGGTAATGTTAAAGAGTCAAAAGAGCATTCAGCTTTTCTACGTAACTCATTAAATACCCTTAAAAGTCAAATACTTAACCCAGTTAAGTTACATATCTCTAATGTATTAGGAGATACTATGGCTAATGTTGAGGGTGATGATATCTGGATGTACACTCAAATGTTTGGTGGTCAGAAAGGTTCAACAGCAATACTTAACTCAGGATTACGTATGTCTACTCAAGAAGCTATGGCTCATGAGATGTGGCACACAGTATCTCGTCAAGGTGTTGAAGTTAACTCAAGAGCTCAGAAAGAGTTAGAGCGTCGTTGGAACCAAGCAAAGAAAGTCGTTACTCCTGAAATGTTAATGGATAATCCATCTTTAGACAAAAACACTGAAGAGTACGCTCAAGCTAAACACGCTTGGGATTATATATTTACTGCTCGTGTGGATAAGACTGAAGTTGAAGTTGACCCTGTATCTGGACAAAAAGTCACTAAGACTTACTCAAACCATTTACATGAGTTCGCGGCTTACTCTATGACGAATGCTAAGTTCATCAGTGCTCTTAAACAAGTACCAACTGACACTAAGACGCGTAAAGAAGTACGTACTGAAAGCTCAGGTAATAAGGTTATTGATTTCTTTGGAAGTGTGTATGACAAGGTTATCGAGATAATTGGTGACTTAATAGATACACTTACTACTCATCTAACTAACACAGCTAAGACTCCTACTGATTTAGCAGTACGTGAATTAGTTAAACAGTTGTCTAATATTGAAGCTCAAAACAAAAACGTGATATTGAATGTTGTTGATGTAGCTGAAAAGGCACAAGGTAAGTTAGCTGATGTAACTCAAGCTACAGTTAAACGTATTGCTAAACCTATCGCGTCACTTGCAACTTCGTCACCTGTTAGAAATGCAAAGTATGCTTTACTTCGTTTACCTGCAACTGTTGTTGACTTGGCCAAACAGAGTGAACATATTGGCGCAGTATTTAACAAGATGGCAGAAACTAAACGTAACCTTAAAGCTGAGAAGGAAGGTTTTGCTGAACAATTATGGACAGAGGCTCAAGGTCTTACTGAGAAATTTAAAGATTTCCATTCATTATCTCGTCTTAAAACTAAGATGATTGATGTTGCCGTAGTTGCTGCTTCAGATAACACAACTAAAATCTTAGAAGAGGTTGTAGGCGAATTAACAGAAGCGCAATCAACTGCTATTACTAAGGCTATGTTGAAGACTGACTTGAGTTCACTGAACTTGGATAACGCTCAACTTACTGAGTTACTGGATAACCCTACTCGAATAGATAGTTTAATTGCTACTATTGAAGCTAAGTTTGCCGGTGATATAAATGCTAACTACTATGTACTGCAGTCTAAGGCCCTAGGACATTATATGGCTACCGGTCGCGTTACTTCTGCTAACTTAAACTTCAATGCTAAACAGATTGCTCGTTTATTTGGTACTGGTAGAACTAACTTTAATGCAGCTCAAGTTGAAACTCTTATCGATAAGTTAACTACATTGTACGCGCTTAAAGATACGAATTCTCAACATAAGATTGCACTTAGTGAAATGGTTAAAACTAACCCTAAAGGTATTTCATACTTATTAGGTTTCCACACTCAACAGAAGAAGACAGACCTAGAGGCAATCTTCGCTGGTTCAGAAGTTAACGTGGCTAAAGGACATGTGAGCGAAACATATGACCCTAACCTTGAAATGAAGATATTGAGTGAACGAGAAGGCGAATTATATGAGAAACGTGGTTGGGTTAAGTCACAAAATGCTTTACCTAAAGACCCAGCTGACCCTACAGCATTACCATTGTACACTTATACTAATAGACATGGTGGAACCACTGATACTATCACTGGAATCATCTCACTAATTAGTAGAAAGGCACGTGGTACTGATACTGTTACGATTCGTCAGAAGTTTGGTGACGCAGCTCCAGTATATGGTGGTGCTCAGGATGCAGCAGTTATACATGCACAAAAGAGTAAGATATTTGCAGCTAGTTTAGCAGGTGCTTCTACTTTCAATCCAAGTAAGGCTACTCAACATATGGCTCCACTATATAACTTAGCTGGTGACATTACAGGGTATCGTTATTTAATGACTGATGTGACTAAAGATAACTTAATGGGGCGTAACAATGATGTTATCAAGGCTATGGCCAAGCAAGCAGCAAGTACAATTAACAAGGTCAACTCAAGCGAATTGAATAGAAGAGCTATTGAAGCTATGAAGTCTCAGTTTGATAAAGTACCTGATAGTAATTATGTTCAATTTGGCCCAGGTTCTACTGATAAAGAAATCCAGGAGTTATATCGTTTACTTCCTGCAGATGCTAAGTCAGATATTCAGCGTGTATGGGGAACTAATACTATGTATGTTGATAAGCAAATTCTAACTATGATGTTTGGTTACAGAAAATTTTCAGTAGCTGACGAATTAGCACAAGAGAAGGCTGAGCAACAGTTTGCCATAAGACATCTTGGTTCATTACTTAGTATTTTGACCGCTGGTTATTTAAGTCCAGAGCAGGCGGCTAGAATTACTGGTCAAGCTTGGAGTGAATTTGTTAAAGGTGCCAAAGACTTTATTATTATCAAGTCAGGTATCGTTACTATGGGTAATACTATTTCAAACGGTGTTCAATTACTTACAGAGGGAGTTGGATTATTAAATTCTCTTAAACTACAAAAAGAAGCAGTTATTGAGCTTCATAAGTACCGTAAGGATACAGCAGCGTTATTTGAAGTAGAGAAAGCCTTAGAGTTAGGCATTGGGCAGGATGCAGTAAATAGAGCTAAAATAGCAGAGCTACAGGCGTCTATTACACGTAATCCAGTTACTGATGTGGTCAATGATGGTTTACTACAATCAATTGTAGAAGATGTATCGATGGTAAATGATGAGTATTCATATGTGGGTAGAATCCAGAACAAACTTGATAAGACTATTTATCGTCATATCCCGGGTTGGATTAAAGCTGTTGGTCGTGAAGTTCTTCAAACTAAAGAATCAGTTCTTTACAAGAAGATGAGCCAGAGTGCTCAATTGTCAGATTTCACTGCAAGATATGCATTGTATAAGCATAAGTTGAAAGGTGGTCTATCTAGGCAAGATGCAGCGAATAACGCTATATCTACTTTCGTTAACTATGACTTACCTACTCACAAGTTGATACAGTATGGTAACGATTTAGGTTTCCTTTGGTTTACTAAGTATTATGTACGTATTCAAAAGATACTTCTTAAAACTCTTGTTAACCAACCGGCAAGGGTAATGTCTTTACTTACCTTTGAATGGATGTTTGGTGATATTGTTTCAGATGTTTATGACACTGTCGCAGCACCTGATACATTGATTAATCGTGTAGGTTTACCGAAAAACCCAATTGATATCTACATGCAAGATTCTGCATTGTCGAAGATACTATAAACAAAATAATGGGCTCCACTAGGGAGCCCTTTATTATATACGTTGAGCCTCTTTAAGATTGGCAAGTTCTCTTTCTAACTCTAGAATTTTTACCTCAGCTTTACGATGAGACTCAGTTGCATCTTCGAAATTTTCTTCTAATATTTCCATTTCGTCTGAAATTTTAGGGTAAGCAGTTAAAAACCCCTCAAAGATGTGGATGAAATTTTCTTCATCTTCTCCCCCCAAAACTTTAGCAAATTCAATCAGTTTACGAAGTATTACTTTATCTTCTTCAGTTAGCTTAAGCGCTTCAATTAATTCTATTGTGTTAGACATACTTATTTCTCCAATTTTTTAGACTCTTGTCCTATTCTCCATGCAGCATACGCAACGAAGACTACCACAGGTACTACCAGTACAATGATAACACTTGCGGACACAAACCAGCTTCCTCCGATTAGGTTAACCCTAAGATGTCAGAAATTGATTCAGTATTTTGTACCGGCATTTCATTAACAGTTTCAGGTTTAACCTCAGAATCAAAAGCTAATTCAGGCAACTCAAAGGCAGGATTATCAATACCACTTTCATCAGCTAATTCAACCGCTGCAATTTCTGCGGCAGTTACTTCTTCATCAACTTCACGAAGTAGTTTCATTTCAGGAGTTTCAATTCCATTTCTTTTCACTTCCTTCTTCGTCTGTTCTGGCTCAGGTTCTTTTTCTGCATCAGGAAATTCCTCCTCAACTAACTGACTTTCATCAGTAACAAAGTTTTCTTCAGGGCCAGGAGGAACAAAAGTATCTTCCTCTTCTGAGGTGAAGACATCAGGCTCTATAGGTTGTACCTGCTCAGGTGAGTCAGATTGATGCTCTAATAGAACTGTGTCTACCTCAGCTACAATACCTGCACGTTTCATTGAGAAATCAATATCCATAACGTCTACGGCAGCATTAGCTTTAAGGTAGCAAGTAATAGCTCTACGGATTTCTTCAGTAGTTAAAGTCATTTTCATAATTAAAGCTCAAACTTCTTAGCTAATTTCTCAGCAGTAAGTAAATCTTGACGTTCTTTTGCTAATTTTTCTTCAGTTTTAGCAATAGCCGCATCTTGACTCGCCATGTAACTAGTTAAACTTGAATTCAACCGGTTGAACATGAACATAATAATTTTTAACATTATATCTCCTTAATTGTAATTTCGACCCTTGGGTTGGTAGGGTCTACCTCCCCGAATTCGCTTATTACACGAGGAAGAAATAAATAGTTATCGTCTTGGAGCTTCCCTAACTCCACCAATGCGTCACTGAAGAACTTATCAACAGCTGAACAAATATTGTTCACATCACATAATCTTTTAGTTTTAGGGAATAGCTTATAGTGGATTTCAATAATTCCAAGACGAGGTAAACTCCCAATCTGACTGGACATTTCCATTTTATATTTCTTCTTCATCTGATTCATTGTCTGATAATGAGTATTTCGAAATATATTTTGGTTAAGGGCAAAAGGTTTAGTTCTTGCCCTCCTTATACTCAGAGGAGAGTATAGCTTCCACTCCAATTAGTTAAAGCTAATTGTAGGAGCGCCAGCACCTACACCACCTAATGCCGGAGCACCCGCAGTAGCAGCAACTTTAGTAGAGTTATCTTTAGTTTTGCCTTGATGAGCTTTAACCCATTCGTCAGCAAAAGTAGCATCTTTGCCACTAGTTACTTCTTCAATAGTTTTGCCATCGGCATTAAAGAACTTACTTACTTCGTTAACTTCACGAGTTTCACCGGTAGGTGCGTACTGCTGATTGGTAGGACTTTCTGGAAGAGCTGGGTCAAATGCATCATTCTTAGCTTTTTTGTCTTCAATAATTTTGAAAACACCAGCTTTGATACGTACACCCTCTAATTCAACGATACATTTCTTAGTCTGGTTCGTTTCAGCTTTCGCTTCAAAGTCATACAATTTAAGGATTTTTTCTTCAGCACTACATTTATCGATAGTTAAGCCTGCAGCTAACTGACATAAAGTACTCATTTTTGAGTAGCCTGGAAGAGGGAATTTTTTACCGTCTTTTTCATAGTAAGGCTTACAACCTTTAGTTTGACCAGAAGTGATGTATTCGGTAACATTTAAACGGCGACCTTCAGGGGTTTCTAGGCGTAAGTTAACTGACATTGCTTTTGATTTAGCACTATCGAAATACGCAGCTTTAATTACGAAATCATATAAATCTGAATCTAAAGCACCACCACCGCCAAGAGTATCTTTTTCAACTTCTTGAGTTACGTCATCACCTAATTTTAAAATATCTAACATTTGTTCTCCTAAATAATTATTTGTTTATTTTTCACAACAGGGGCAGAATGCCCCCTAACGACCTACTAATTTTAGAAAGGTGCGTCTTCGTCTAAGTAATAAGCTTTCACATGCTTCATGAGTTTTTCAACATCATTGTCAATGAAAGTCTCTTTCTTATCAAATAGACCCATAGGGCCACGAATACGACTATGTGCCATATCTTTGGTCTTTCTGGTTTGGAATACGTGCTTGAATCCAAGCATTTCTTCTTCTTCAGTAATGGTAAGCATATCATTCTCAAAGTCTTTCAACTTAGATATCGGCATTACACGAGTGTAAACGATACATGAGAAGTATGATTCTAAACCATTACCCTTTAAGGCACCCTTAATAGGCACTTGCTGAACCATTGCACCTTTATCTTCATCCAACTCTTCTTTATTATGTGCAGTGAAGATAACAGTCTTAGTAGAATTTGCTACTTTCTGTTGCATCATATTTTTAAAGAATTGAGCATAGTCACCCCATGCTTTCATGGTGTTAGTGCTAGGTAATACATAGTTCGACTCATACATATCCATTAGGAATGTAAGTGAATCAATTACTATGGTATGAACATCATCCATAGCTTCAGCTTGGTCAAATGCTTGTAGTACCTGATGTGGGTCAGTTACAGTTAGCTTTTTGAACTTTGATTTGAAGGGTAATCTCTTACCAGCTTCAGTTCCGCAATAAATAACCCCTTCAGGGTTCTCTATATTCATTAGAGATGCGGATTTACCAGTACCACTTGTACCGGCTACCAGAACTAACTGGTCATTAATATTTTCTGACAAGTTTTACTCCTTATTTATAATGTACAGTTTATGCGTTGGATTATCTAGTTGGTATAATGGCCAAGAATTATTTATAAATTTCTCAAAAAAACCCCAATCTGCATAGCAATCAATTTCATCGGAATATGTCACAGTTTGAGTTTGATAATTAAAACGAATTGATTCTATGAAATTTTGTTTAGGGCGATAAAGATATGCATTCTCAATTTGCAAGGCTATGATTTCTTCAGGTGTTATTTCAATCAGTTCCATTAGCCCTACTCCAAAGAGATTTAATTACAGTATTCTGTAACTCATCAACACTTAGCTTATCCTGCAGCTTATCGTTAAAGTGTAGCACCCTTGCTTCAACTTCATCTGGTTCAATACCACTATCAAGTAGCATGAATGCAAATTTAACGATTGTGTTATTACGATTACCATTAACCATAAGCTTGGCGAACCAGCGTTCAACATTATCCATATCACCTAGTTTAGCGTTAGCAGTTTTACGTGCCTCATTCTTACTGGTTTTAGGTACAAACTGAACTGGGTCAAGTAGTTCTCCTTCGGTGTACGCATAGTCTCCCTCATGAGATAGCCATTTTTTGCATCTTTGGTCAGTACCTTCATCTACAGCGAAAGGTAGCCATTCATAAATATTATTCATGAATTCCTTAAAATCCTTTTCAGATAACTTAAGATGATATTGAATAGGGATGACAATTCTGAACCGGTTTACTTCAGGTGTACTACGCTTAGTTGTGTAATACATGGCTGAGTATTCCTTAAGCAATTCCTGTGCAGTGTCCATTTGAATTTCACCGTCCACATCAATAACTACCGCATTGAATCCATCTTTGACATTGGCACCTAATCGGTGATTCTTTTCAAAGATATGCGTACACCAATGAAGACCTGCTCTACAAGCAAGCTTGTGAAACTGTTTAAATGGTACTAACTGAGGCTGATAACCAAATGCTTCATGGTTCGAGTACGAAGTGATAATACTATCTAATGAAGTCTTCTTAAGGCTTTCGCCCACATAGAAGTCGATTCCATCTGAGAAAGTTTTCTTAATGATAATATTATTCTTGTAACCCCATGCCTGAGCCAGAGATATCATTTCATTCTTAACAGACATTGTGCCTCTAAAGAATGGTAAGTCTTCTACTAAGTCAGCAAAGGTCACTTCCCGTCCAACAGAAGAGATATACTTAGCTAATTTTACATAAGGCTTATCGCGAGTAAGGATTGTAGCAAACGCCTTTCCAGACTCCTCAGTAAGCTTAATAGCTTGGTACATATGGTCTTCAGTTACTTCAGGAGAACCATCAATGAATGCATATGAAGCAGCTAACTTAATAGCTTTAAAGTATCTATGCTGAATTTCAGCTTTACGAATTTCTTCATACTCAGGAAGAGCTTCAGCAGCCGCTTCACACGTTAATCGATATTCGATATTCAAGATACTTACTTCTCGTGACATTGAGATTTTAGCTTTATAATTAACTCTGTCAGCAAGTTTACCAAAATAGGCAGCAATATCAGTTACCTCTTGGTCGGTTGAGCTACTAGTTAACATATCAAATATTTGCTCAGCAGACATTTTCTTGCCTGATGACTTATATCCAATACCTATAAGTAGTCGCCTTGCATAACCGGTTTCAAGCATAGACATCCATTCCTGCTCTTCACGACCTCCATTAAACAACTTAGAAGGTGTGCCGAATAACATGAAGTTTGTTGGGACTGGGTCATCCCTCTCTTCAGCACGAACATTATCAGCAGTGTTCTTAATGATTTTTTGCTTAACTTTACCCTTATCATAGGCTTCTAATCCTACCGCAAACAATTCCTGGTTCACGATAAGGTTTGTGCCTATTTCATCACATACGAAATTCAAAGCTCCTGCTTGTGCAATTTGAGCTTTAGTACGTACCTGTTTAAAGGCAGCACCAGTACCACTATCAAAAGAGTATGGCATGGCACCATAACTTCTAAATTCCTTTTCCAAGGCATTCAATTCATCAGCAACATCCGTTGAATTAATAGCAGCATTTCGTGTAGCTTCAGCGTTTAGCGCATCATCTGCAATAGAAGGAAAAGTATACTTAGTAAAAACATTCTTAAATTGAGGGACTATTTCGTCTTCCATGATACCCATACTGTGTCCTTTACCTGCACCCGAGGTCATAAGACCACATGCGTAAAGATTAATGGGTAAGTTACCTCTATCCTGTGTAACAACTTCAGCTCTCATACTTGAGGCCATTTGTGCAAAGAAGAAAGCGGATAACACATGAAAATATAAATCAGACTCAACGTTCTGAGTTTTATCACGAAGTATTCTCACAATCTTAGCGGAAGTGGGATGATAATCCATCTCACTTAACGGTTTTAACATTTACGTCTCCTTTATTTAAAAATTCTAAAACAGAGGCAGCGCCTCACTTATTAACCATCGAACCAATCAAGAAAATTCTCAGGTAGGACTAGTCCACCATATTTATATAATAAGGCATAACGAACAGGAGCAGGTATCTTTGGTTTATCTCCTGATTTCACTACTTCGTAGGCCAACTGTGGTTGATTTTCAGGTCTGTCAGACGTACGAATATAACGACATTCATAGGCTTTAGTTAATACAGCCAAGGTAATGTACTTCTCCTTATCTAGCTTATTATTTACAGCATCGTCAAAATGTTTAAGTAAGTCACCAGATGTATCAACAGTATTCCTATTTACGCTGTTTTTTATATAAATATTACTCTCTAATAGAGTAAACATACCAACTCCATCCTGTATATCAGATAGAACTTTGGAAATTTCTTTACTAATTCCAGACTTAGGTATAGTAGTTAATTCACCTTCATAAGGCATATTATGTACTATAATACCTCCCCGAACATTATCCCAACTCACTTCCATACCTTGAATCCAAGGCATGTTACTTAACGACTTAAACCGAGTAATACTCTGATAGTTAGCTTTTAAATTGGAAATGGTTGCATTCAATACTCCTGAAATTCCTTTAAAGAATGTTGGATATTTTAGGGTAAATTTAGGAAAGGGTTTACTTAAATCATTTACTGAATCAATTGAATTAAACCAACAACTACAATAATTGTGTCCTAAATATTCATTATTTCGACTGGTATTTTCCACTAAATACTTAGTAGATTTATACATTTCACTAGACATAGTTTTTCTAGCTTGTTCATGAAATTTTTCAGGGATAGGGTAAAATTTATCCCCTTTCGGGTAATCTGAATTTACGATTTCCATTTAAGTTAGTTCTCCACTATTAATGAAACCCCGGTATTGAGAACAATTGGCTGCTGCAGGACAGTATTTACATGCCATAGGCTGAGATTTAACTTCACGAACTTCACCTACTCCTTTAGTGGCTAAGTGCATATGTGCATCAGCAAGGCTAGTAAAGTTTTTAGAGGCTCTCTTAGCATCTGGTTTTGAATAGTACTTATATTGGGTATCTCTACGCCATAAGTCTTCGTCAGTACATAAAGGTATATCCTCTTCAGGAGCATTCATGAACTTATCGATATCCATCAATTTATTCATTACAAATAAATCTGTTTGAGCAACTGACATCAAAGGTACTCTATGTTCCATTACAGGTAACTGAGGATACTTTGGGTCGTTCTTAACCATGTTCTTATTCCAATCTTTGAAGATAAACTGAATAGCAGCTGTATCTTTACTGATTAGTTCAGGGTTGAGCCAACGATATAGACTCCCCTGTTGAGAGTACTTAAGGTCATTGGTTCGGTTTATGTAAGTAAATACTGAGGTAGACTTAACGTCCATAACCTCATGGTCGTATATCAAGTCAAATTGACCTGAGATAATCCAATTACCTACCTGTTTTTCTGTACGTTTTTCAAAGTACAGCGGAATTGAATCCTCATCAACATCCCCTGGTTCAGGATTAATCAATACACGTCCCACTGCTCTCTTAGGATAACCTAAGTCAAGTAATGCTTGTTCATGATTCTCTGTCCAAGAGAGTTCGATTGAATTATGCAGACTAGTACCTATACGTGAGGCTAATCGATTAGAAATATCTTCCATCAATTGAGTCTCTGCAGGTACTGCCCGCATACCTAATACTATTTGCCTAGTAGACTTCAACAAAGAAGTAACACTAATAACATTAGTTCTAGGGTCATGCTGGTATTCGTCCCGTGCTAACCAAACTGCCATAGGCAGACTGATATTATTCACATTTGAATACTTAGCTGCCATCTAAGTCCCCTATCATGTCTTCTATCCCTAGAATACAATCCGCAAAACTGTTAGATAGAAAGAGAATATAAAGCATCATTAATTGTGCATTTTCAGACTGAGGGTCAAAATCAGGAGATAAAGTATTCGTAGCTACTTGAATAAGTCTAACTGATTGAGGGGATATCTCTGGGAACGCTTTAGAATATCCTTCAAAGATTTCCGCAGTTAACTTGGTAATATGAATTGCCTTTTCCAAGTTTGTTTTTTTATCTCCTTTATCACGAGAAAGATATTTAACAAACTTACAAAATCCCGCATCACCATCTGCAACCAAGTAAGCCAACTCAAATGGTTGGATTACCTGATTTACATAATGGGTGCCATCAACTTGTTCAGTTAAGGCACTCATGATTAATGCAACTTAGATGTTAGTTCTTGACGTTGAGCATCAATTTCAGAATTGAGTTCATCAGTAAGTATATCTAAAGCAACAATTTCAGCTTGAACTTTTTCATTCGCTTTTGCTTTGTTGAAGAGTTTCAAAGTTTCAGCACGGTCTTCAACCGCTTCTGCTTCCGTCATATCAGTACGGACAGAATACTCTTTATCTGCATTCCATAAAGGGTGTTCAACGAAGACAGAGTATTCTACTCCTGCAACAACACCGAGTGATACAAAGACTAAAGCATCTTCATTATTGGCGTAATTAATCATAGCTTGTGCGTGTTTTCTCATTATTTTCTCCTAAGATAAATCTAAATCATCTAAGTTATCATCAGCGATAACTCCGATATTATAGTTTGTTAATTGAATTTCTTGTGCTGCAGCTTGTACCTTACTTGAATCAATATATGACTCCATGTATGGCAAAGGATTAGCGGAAACATTGGATATAATTGCTAAACCAAATGTTAATTTTTGACTCTGATATACCGGCTTAGCCATGTATACAGCATAGTCTTTTAATAACTGTGCATTGAGCCCAATAACTTTACGGTCATCACTAAATAGTGAAACTGCAAAAGCCATCTCCTGTTGAACCATAGAGTCCAAGATTGCCTGCCTACTTGGAATAGTTGCAGTAATAGCTTCTTGCCACTCAGGGTCATTGAATAATATTTTCAAGATTGCGAATGCCATACGAGTATGGAGTACTTCATCTCTACATATTAATTTAACCAGTTGACCAATACCCTGAAACACATCAGTTTCAGTAATACCGAAAGTCACTGCAAATGAACACATAAACGCTATGGATTCTAAACCTAAGATTGCTGTTAAGGTCTCTAAGATTAGACAACGTTTAGTAAAATCACTTGCATTTTCAGGCATATTATCAATGTTTTCAAAGGTTTGGCGAATGACTTCGAGTCTGTCATTTACAGCCACATTGTTATATAATTCTTCAATCATATCGTTTGGTTCAGCGAATGTTTGTTTAATTATATGCGAATATGTCCGTGCATGGATTACTTCAAAGAAGCTCCAGATAGTGGCCAAGTTAAGGCATTCACTATTGGTGATATACTTGCCTAGACTTTCTAAGATTGACTTAGCTGCCATACTATCTGCTGCTGTTTGCCACATGATTGTTGTTTTCATTAACTCAGTAGTACCTTTCGGCACCGTTAACATATCCATCCTGTCTTGAGTTAAGTCCACTTCAAATTCATTCCATTGCTGGGATACTTGAAGTTGATAGAGTTCTTCCAACTCTGGGTACTGGACATTAATAGTATCGATGATACCTAAGTCGTCCCCTAAAAATAGGGGATATCCTTTAGTATGTCCTGTATTATTTTTATTAAATCCTGACATGCTACTCCTTACACTTCAAATGAAATTTTAAATATATAGGGGTTGCATGTACATTGGGCAAATAAACCTGCCCCACAGTTTGTACACATATCTAGTTTTCCTTATATTTTACATGCACCGCTTGCACACCCATCATCTTCTTCCACCTGCTCAACCATGTTTTGCATGGAGCCACCGGTATAGTCGTTGGTGTTTGTGTAGTACATTGATTTATTTCCAAACCTAGCTTGAGCAACCCACTCTTTTACCAACTGGGTCAAAGGTACTTTCCCTTCAGGGAACGATTTAGGTACTACATAGTAATCAGCACTAATACCTTGGTCAGTGAAATCTTGGACAATGCCATAAATTTCAGCCAGTGTATTATTGTTATGTTCCCATGCAGTTTTATAATTGCCTGGAGGAGCAATATATTGAACCTTACCTTTACGGCTAAGTTTCTCGGTGATTCGACTTCGAACAGGATATAGACCATTAGTTGCATTTGAAAATACAGCAGAAGATTCAGTAGGCATATGTGCTACCAATACTGAGTTTGCTCTATCTTTAAAACGCAATGATTCCCAATCCATAGTAAGGTAGGTATCTCCCTTACGAGTATCAATAGGTAACCAATAATTATCTATACCTTCACAATATGTGTTGGTTCGAGTTGCATATTCGATTGATGCTTTATACAAGTAGAAAGCATGTTTTTCTGCGATTTCGCTAACAAATTGCTTAGCTTCTGGACTATCATAATCTAATCCAGCTTTGTATAGTGCGCCTGCTAAACCGGCAATACCTACGCCAATAGAACGTCTACGAAGGATTGATTCTTTCATAGAATGAGTCATCATAGGGGCTTTATCAATAAGAATATTAATAGTAGTCACTATAAGGTCAGCAATATCTTCATGCTCCCCTTCTTCAATGACTGATACATTAGCGGCAGACAAAGCGCAGAATGCGGTCTCACCTTCACTAATGAAACCAGCATATAAATCTTCCATGCCTGTATAAGCTTTAGTTGGCAATGCAATCTCCTGACATAGGTTCGATAACGTAATAGTATCGATGAAAGGAGTGTGCTCATTAGCACGGGTTACATTGAAACAATAAACTCTACCGGTTTCGCCTCGAGTAGTTAAGAATATCTTAAGTAACTCTCTGGCATTGATAACATCAACAGGTATATGAGATTCAGCTAACTTAATATACTCATCAGCTGGTAAATGGAAGTTATCATACATAGGCCGAGATTGATGATAATCATATAGATACCAATCAGAATTAGAAATAACCGCATTTAAGAAAGCTTCATTATAGGCAAAAGAGTAATCAAGCTTATCAATACGTCGATTCTCAGGTGTACGTTGAGACTTCAGTAATAATAGTTCCTTGATTTCAGGGTCATGTGCAGTGTAAGTCATAGTAGCTGAACCACCACGAGTTACCTGAGTAAACATCTTAACTGCTTTATCCACTGCAGCATAAATAGGCGTCTTACCTAGATGCTTAACCTTACCTCCCTTAACAGGAGCTCCTTTACTTCTGGTTCGATATTCGATACCAATACCAGCTTTCTTAGCTGTCATTCGAGAAGAGATATGCTTAGCCACCTCAATTGATTCAACAGAGTCACCACCGGTGATTACACAACAACTAATGCCATCAAAGTCCCCATTACGGCAACCATTGAGTACCGGGGTAGGTAAATTAATCTTACCTTGAATAACTGCTAATGCAAATTCAAATGCTTTTAAAGTATCCCCGTGAATGGCTAAACCCATACCTAGTGCACCAATATGAGGTGTTTCGATGATATGGTTGCCTTCTTTGATAGCATACTTTTCATTCCATTGTTTAATCTGCCAGAACTCTAACCGATTATCGAATACATTTTGATACCAACTTTCCCAAGTAGGATTATACTTAGGCATGGTTTTAGAACACCAATAACCTTTTTCGACTAAAGTCTTGAAGATTACTTTAAAAGGTGTTCTATCTTGGAAACCTAAAACGGTCTTCATACCTGAACGAATAGTTGCAAACTCTAATCTTGCAGCTACTCTTGACCAGTTTATATCTTCCTTAGATAGACATACTTTTATCATAGTCTCCTGAATATCTTCAGTAGAAATGCCTTCAGTTAAACGCTTGTACGTTTCTTTAGCCAACTCTGACCAAGATACCCCATGTTTAGTGGCATACTGAGCCCACTTATTTAGTTTATCTGGGTCAAAGTCTTGCACTGTACCATCACGTTTAGTTACCGTACTTATCATTAATAATGCTCCTCCGTATCATCAGGAGAATTTATATCAATAGTCTGTACGACATCATTGGTGAACACATCACGAGTACTTGCATAGATAATTGCTTCTTCGGCAGATTTTCCTAAATCCATTGCAGCAAGTGCAAACTGACTTCCTGAACCAATAGCAATAGGCAAATCAGAACGTAGTTTACAACTATGGCTTCCAGCGTAGCTCCATAACTCACCCTCATGAGTAATTCCAATCAACTGAGCATCACCCATTTCCTCTTTAGGAATGGAACGGATGTGGTCAAGATTAGAGAACTCTTTGATGGATTCCATAATATCCATGGCATCTTGATAGGCGCCAGCAATAGCTAGTACTGAGAATGGGCCAATATTAGGAAATATCTTTTGAGCATCTTCCTCATAAATCATGTCACCCAAGGATGAACGGCTATCCGCACATAAATTTTTTCCATCATAAGCAACCGTAGTCATTATGCTTCTCCTTCTGCTTCAAATGCTTGAACGAATGTTTTACATAATCCACTTCGGACTATATCTTCGCTTGCAAATGAGTGAATTGAAATAGGTAAATTGTGATTTTCAACAAGGTTACCTAACCATTTAAGACCATCAGTATTCACATCACGCTGTGCTCTGTCACCCATTAGGAACAACTTAGAGTTATTTCCAATACGCGTACACACTGCCTTCAGTTCCTCTTTGGTCAATTGTTGTGCCTCATCCATTAAGACGATTGCGTCATCGAATGAACGGCCACGAATAGTTTCTAAGGGCTGAATCTGAATTGTTCCAGTTTTTACTGCATGTGAGTAGAAACCTTCTCCAAGCTGTTTACGTAACACATCAGTGATAGGTAACAACCAAGGTGCCATCTTCTCCTCAACAGTACCGGGGAATGCCCCCAAGGACTTACCTGTTGCGACATTTGCTCTGCTTAAGATGATACGCTCGATACGCTTTTCAGAGAGGTCTTTCGCTGCTACAGAAGCTGCTAAGAAAGTCTTACCAGTACCTGCTGCACCTGTACAGATTACGCAAGGGTCTCCATACAGACTACAAAGATACTCATGTTGCTTATCATTAAGAGCTTCTATTTCTACTTCAGGACGTTTTAATGCCCTTTGGGATGAAATATCAGTAACTTTGCTATTTTCATGGCGACCAAACATCTGATTACGACGTTCTTTTCGATTCATTTTCTTTTTACTAGTCATGTTTCCTCCTAGTTTTCGTAGTTACCGTGAAATCCTTCTTCATATTCACGTTCCAGTTTGGACTCACGATTACTACGTTTTTGGCGGGCTTTTGCAGATTTTTCTCTGCGGGTTTTTCTTCCAGAAGACTTCTCCAAATATGGTTCCGCTTCCGCGATATCTTCTTGTAATTGATTTTTCATTAAATTTCCTTAGGGTTACCAACTTACATCTATAATATAACTACCTGCTTCAAGTTTACCCTTGTTACAAAGGTCTTGCATGATATCCACTAAACAAAAAGGGTCAGGTCTACCTTGTTTTAGATTATCAAGGTATTCTCTTTGATATAACACAAGTTCACCTTGGCTTACATTAACTTCATAAACCGCAGCATACTGACTTGAACCTACTTCTTCCATAGGCATAATCTCGTACTGATGACCATACTCTTCAAGAATTATTTTTTCTATATCATTGTAGTCGCAGGTTATCTTTACTTCTTTTTCAAACATTAGTATTCTCTCTGCTTAGTTAATGCATTCCAACTTACGGGCATCACATGTGCAAGCGCATCATGTAATTCTTTGGCGAACTCCTGACACTCAACTTGAGCATTTCCCTTAATCCGAAGATTGTACAAATGAGCGAAGCTCATCAAGTTTCCAGTCCATACCCATTCAACTATCATTGACTGAGGTAGAACCATACGAGCTTGTTCAGGTGCTACATTATTTTTAATCATGTCTTCATACAATACTACTGCAGAATCTACAAATTTATCGTAAGATATTTCAATATCCCCATGGTCAATATGAGTTATAGCGTTAGCCCCGCTACCTTGCTTCAGACTACCTTCAGGACGGCTACGCCACTCATCAGGCACATGAAATTCAAAATCCTTATCAACATACCGTCTACTGACTTCGTTCCAAGATAAGCCTGTTTGGTGCTTTCCTAGTTGCCTTGCAATAAACACTGGAGCCTTACATCTAAGAGTAAAGCTGTTATGCCTAAAAGGACTAGTATGCTCATGCTTAGCAAGATAGTTTATTAATTTAACTGGGTCATTCTTATAGTCTTCAGGAATACTGTGCCAGTCATCCCCCTGACCATCAAATGATACCCTTGCAGCATTAACTACTGCTTCATCCGAAGCATCACAGCTAAGGAGTTTTACTGATATACCCTTACAACTCATTTAATTCTCCTATTGGTTCACCTGACATTATTTTCCAAGTATTATCTACCCACACTGACCAAAATTTATGGTCTGGATGCTTACGATAAAAAGTTTCCCCTATCATGTGAGTAGCACCTATTTTACTAGCAAACACTAATGTAAGGGTTTCCTTAGTTTCTAGGACATCTTGAATATTCCCTTTTCTACGTTCATCTGTAGAATCAATACCTTCACTACCACGTTCAGTATTTTGTAACTTCGTTACTTGTACTGGCTCAATTTGATAAAGCATAGTAGGTATTAATTGAGCAATTGCATCACCAAGGTTAAATTTTGCTGGGTTTTTACCATGATTAATTAAAAGTACTTTAATTTCCCCACGATAATCTGAATCAACTACACCAGCAAGAACATCAATAGCATATCTATTAGCTAATTTACTTCTAGGGGCTACCCTTAAGTAGATATTTTCAGGACAATTCGCTAAAAATACACCAGTAGATAATATAATTTTTTGCCCTGGATTAATAATTACAGTTTCATTAGTATGGATATCATATCCTGCAGCAAGATTACTTCCTTTATTGGGCATACGTCCGTTCTTTATTAAAAATTCTAAATTAGCCATTTAATAGTATCCACAACAATTCCACCAAAAACTACTAATAAGAGTAAGTAGTACCATGCACAATTAACTGTGACATCTGCTTCTGCCCAGTTTTTAAATTTATTCCAATATTTTAACATTCTTTAAATCTCCCGATTCTAATTAAGTTACGTAGTTCAAATGATTCGCGTAATTTGGACTGTAGGGTATAAAGGTTAGTTTCCGATTCTATGAGATATTCTCTGCCAGTATCCTTACATAAATTATAGAAAATCTTTTCCGTTTGATACCCTGAAGGAAGTTCATATCCTAAGACTTTAGCTAGTCGAATTTCATCTAATAATTTACCTATATTAAATACCTGAACACACGGAAAATCATCTCCCATAAAAACAGCTAACTTAGCCATAATTTACCCCATATGTTTAAGTACGATTGTGCGAACTGCGTTTGATAAGGTTTGGTTGAGAAACTTACGGGCCTGCTTATTATCAGGTAACAAGTTACCTTCTGCTAAGAAGTCTTCATAAATGTCTTTCAACATTAGTCCGATATACTTTCCAATAAGTTTACGGTCAAATTCACCTTCTTTCGAAAGTACATTTTGAAAACGATTTTCAGTAGCATATTCCAAGAGAGTATCTACTGTAGCTTGTAGTTCTGCAGAAACATTAAATACTTCTTTAGGCTTACTAGCTTTTTCAGACCATTTAGAATTCTTATTCTTGAATCCCCGGAACACACCATTAGCACTTTCATAATTAACTCCTGCAGATGGCATGATGACATTACCTTCACATACATTTTCTTCGATTGGTTCAAGGTCATAGCTAGCAGGAATTTCAGAGTTATAATCATTCTGGAATTCAAGACAGTGAGTTAATGAACCAGTAGTAAGAATAGGCACAGTTTGAAGTTTAGCCTCAGCCAGAAACTGTTGTAACAGGGCAGTACTAGTCCAAACTCGTTTGTCACCAAAGAAAGACAACACATTAAACGCTCTGAAGTCATTATCAGGAGTATAATCTACCCCACGTTGAACCTTCTTAGCTTGGTCTAATGATTTACCTTCATAAGTGCCACCAAAGTACTCTCCATACACGATGAAGTAATCAGGTTTGCCTAAAGAGCCATGAAGTTTAATTATATCTTCACGATACCGGTCAACTACAGGCCCACATTTGAAGAATTCAGGCCCAACTTTATTATTACGAGAAGCAATTTCAACAGTTTTACCATCACAATACATACCCATATTGGCACCATGTATTTTTTCAGTGACAGTCCATTGAGCAATACCCAATAATTGGGCATTTATTACTACTTTTTCTTGATACGAGTTTACTAAACTCGGAAATTTAACAAATTTCATTATTTCTTCCTATAAAAAGGTGTAGAGGTTTCTTTTACCAAATTATAAAAGTCACCATCATATTCAAGTTTGTCCCAAAGGTCACCCAACCCCATATCTATATCAACTACAAATAAGGCTGGATTACGTTGGGCGTTATAACGCATACGCAGTTCCATACGATTAATGGAATCAACTAACGAAACTAAAGGGGCAAATTTTTCGTGATTACGATTTTCCTTATTAGTCAATAATTGTTGCTCTAAATATAGTTCATAGAGTCCAGTGGCATCGATGATATTCTCAACTCTGCCACCGTCTGAGAAACACACAATATATTTATTCACTTCTCTTCTCCAACTCTTTATGAGTTATTTTAATTATATCCGCATAGGTTGCTCCATTAGGGATTGTGTAATCATCTTTCCAAGAAGGATAGAAGATATCGATTTCTCCAGATAGGCCGACAGAGTCGTGCTTAATCTCAGGCAACTCACACCATGCCATTGCATCTCCTACTAGCTGGTTCAAGAATACTAAAGTTTTTAAGAAAGCATCTTCCCTTACTCTAAAGTAAATGGCATCATGGATTTGAGCACAAGGTTTTATGTCATAGATATAAGGACTATCCCACACCTTCTGCATAACCTCGTTACATGCCCTATTATTGAGTAAACCGTATGATTGACCCATAGCATTACCTACTGTTCTGCCTTCAGCTGCAGCAGCCCAGGGGGTTACTGAAGAGTCTAATATTACTTTTGCAAGTAATGGAGTTCTCACTCTTAGCCCAAATGCAACAGTTGCATATCCATCAGCAGCACACATAGCAATACGTTGCTTCTTATATTCCAAAGATTCCGCATATAGCATGTTGTAATTAGCTTCGACAGATTTAGACTTCTCTTCTGACCAACCTAAGTTAGTCATGAAAGTCTTATAAGTACCTCCATAGGTAGCAGCAAAGGTTGGAGCCTTACTGTCTGACCGAAGTTCTTTATACTTATAAGCAATAGTGTTAATACTTTCGACAGTATCCTCAATACCTACCATCTCATCCCCGAAGTAACTAAATGCCCTTAAGCAATGACCATCATAACCATCAGTATAAACTTTAAGCTTATTCTTATCCTTGGTTAATAAAGCATCTATTCTATCTTCCAGTGATGCGTAATCCGCACCAACAAACAACCAGCCTTTAGGTGCAACGAAACATGCTTTAATAAGCTTTGCATACGTAGAGCCAGAAGGTATTTGCTGAAGATTAGGATTATTACTACTTAGTCTGCCTGAGACAGTACCACCTAGATTGAAGTTACCAAATAGATAATGCATACCATCAGGTGCTAATGGAGCTTCTTCAAATGTAGGAATGAAAGCACTTAATATTTTATCCACTTTAATGAAATCAATTAAATGTTCCAAGAATGCTTTATGGTCAGGGTCTTGACAGTGGTTAATCAACTTTTTAATAGTTTTATTGCCGGTAGCAGGAGCATTACTAGTAGTAAAGTCTATAGCAGGTAAACCCATTACACCATAAATAAGTGTCTGCAATTGAGGATTACTATTAGGATTAAATTTGATATGTAAGACATCAGCTATAGACCTTTGTTTGGTCTTTAACTTCTTATTATCAGAAATAACTTTGTCCTCCCTTAGAGTATTTTCGAAATCTCTGACAAACTGCAAAGACATCATACCTAAGATAGCATTATCCCGTATTGCCCCTAATTCAGATTTAGCTTCTTTAACCTTACCCATGTCCATACATAGACCGGTCAACTGTACTTGCATGATAGTCTTAATAGATGGAATCATTAGATTCTCATATATGTCCAACTGCTCATCTGCAACCATAGTATCCCAATGCTTTTCAAACACGAACCAAGTAGACAGACAGTCAACAAGGTTATACTCCAGAAGTTTATCTGGTTCAATCAGTGTAATATCAGTGATATTATCTACTGCATAGTTACCGGCAAACTCATGAGCTTGGTCTTTCAATGAAAGGTGATTACCGGCACAACTATTGGTAGCCAAATAAGATATTATCTTTGTATCATGAATGTTCTTCGTCAAATGACGAACACCATCAATAAGACCTCTTTGGTCTATCAAGTTGTCCATGAATAGTTGATACCCTAATACCGTGCAGTCAAATGAGGCATTATGCCAAATGACTTCACCCTCATAAGTGGTAAAGAATTGCCAAAGCAGGAAGCGAACTTCATCATTGACCTCTTGGTAACCATAACGCGAAACCTTCTTGTTAATTACTACTGGTTCATCCAGAATGCGGTAATCACATAAGAAAGCTCCTCCATTATGCATATCCCAAGCAAAACCACACGAACCTATCCCCGCCTCATAGTGCTTCAATGAGAATGTTTCGATATCTGCAGATATACGGGGATAGGAGTGTAGCTTGTTAAGGAACTTTTCTATTTCAGATACTTCAGCAGGGTATTCTCCGGAATGAATTATACCGTGGCCAATAGCTTTATAGGTTCCTTCTTTATGTTTAACTAACGTTTCAAGAGCTAAAGCAATCTTAGCTTTCATATCAGGTTTGAAGAACAATACTTGATGATTTGCACACAATATAATGTTCAAATGTTCAAACCCAGGAATTGCACAAGGCAATACATAACCATAGTGAGGGTCTGCCTTAGTACTCTTAGTAAGAGTTTTAAAGTAGTCTCCATCACATACCAGTAAGTCTTCTATTCCTAGTTTGACTATTTCAGGGAGTAATGTGGCTAAATATGCTTTTTGATTACTTACACTTTGTTTTTTACCTTGATATTCTAATGAAAAAGAAACTGCCTCATCAGTAGAGAATCCGAGTTCATTAAGCTTATCTAAATAAACTCTCGTTATCTCCGATTCTTTAAGAGCCGATTCTTTTATAAGAATAGCAAGATTAAATACGTTATATTTCGAGTGATTAATGTGTTTCAATTATCCTCCTAATATTCGTTGACTTAAAAGATGTGTTTCTAAATCTTCCTCAGTTTCAATATCGGTTAATTCATATATGTTAGGGTTTAGTGTAGAACCGACTAGTAGTTGCATCCGTGATTCCCCTTTAATATACCTAACCCATTTATTGTTACGTCTAACTATTGTAGTTTTACGATAACCTTCAGCTTTTCCTACGTAAACTTTAAATATACCCATAATTACTCCAGTAATAATTTACTTAAAATAAAAGTTTCTAATTTATTAAATGAATTAATATTTAGTTTTTCATAGAAAAGAGCAGGAGGGGGGGATTTATTGAAGCCACGATAGGTGTCAAAAGTTATTTTAATAACTCCTCCCCATAGAGATATACCATATCTACATGTCCCTGTAATTACTATATACTTTTCTGTGTACACTTTTCCCAGTTTTTGGGCAAATACTTCAGAATGTTCATTAAATACAATATCCAATAGACTTAAATTAACATCTGGTTCCATTATATTTTACTCCTCTAATAATTGTCGAGAAAGTACGAATGTTTGAATTTCATCATATCCCCAATTTTGACATTCTTTATAACATATAGAAGGCAAAGAAGTTAAGCTAAAGCATGTTCTCCATATTACGGTTAAATCATCTATAATTTTTATGATAAAACTTTCATAAGCATTGACTACAAGTACATCATTATTTGGGGTTATGAATATCCTTGTTTGAAGTTCTATAGGAATTTCTAAGATATCCATTATGATTCACCTTTTAACAATTTCTGAGCGAAAATACATCCTTCCAAATAAGCAAACCCTTCGTATTCTTTAGTCAACTCCTCCCATCGCAGTTTATTAGTTTCATTTAACAGTTCATGGTTTTGCCCAGGAACCCCACATAGGAATTGTTGATGAGTATTACTTACTAAATTCCATTTTCTTAGAAAATCGTGACCGTTTGATTCCAATACTTTAAACCTGTAAATAGTTTCTAGTAGGTCATTAGGAACTTTGGATGTATTTATCTGATGTATTCCAAAGAAGTGAGGGGATAAATGCTTCCCTTTATATATAACATATGACATTTCAGGCAAAAACTCGGCCAGTTTAACCATATAAACCTTAATATTCAATTCAGATGCTTTTTGACACTTCCGAACCGCATCCTGACGTTCAATATAAGTATCACGACTATTCATTATAAACTCCCGTAGAGGTATACCTCATACTTTGCACGTGAAATAGATACATATAATAGCCTTGCTAACATATCTGGTTCAGTACATCTTTTAAAGTTAGTTAGATTAACAAGTACTCTGTTATAAGTGCTCCCTTGGGATTTATGGGCAGTTATAGCAAAAGCACTACGAATATCTGCAAATGATTCAGATAGGTTAAAGTATGTTCTCCAATCTTTCTTCTGCTTAAGCCTTTTTAATACTGCTTTAAACTCAAGAGGATTAGTAACAACTTTAGCAGGTATATTATCTAAGAGAACCTCACGATAATTAAATAAATCAAAGTGAGATTTCTCAGCTCCAATTTGAGAAATCTTATACTGACCATCAGTGTAAAGAAGTACTCTACTATTTTTGGAGTTTATTACCGTACTATTACAGATAACCATTTCACCTTCTGAGAAGAAATCTGCAGATAGTCCTAATTTGAATCGAGCAAACTCATTAAATTGAATACTTCCATTATTAGTGAAAGTTATCATTTTATCTTCTTCAGTCATCGAATTAACAAATTCAACTAAACCAGTATCATTAATGTATCTAAGACCTTCTCCCTCATAAATATTAGGAGCAGCTCCACCATTAATTACCCACTTACGAATATCAGTCAAAGTCTTATATAAGTGTGAGTTGATATCCTGACGTACTGGAGTTAACAATTCTACCATTGGTAAATTGTCATCAAATACAGGACTAGTTGTTTCGCCTATCGGTAATAACTGATACCGGTCACCAATGTATAATATTTTACACGTAACACATAAGTGGCGAATAGCATTTAAGACATCCCTTGAAACCATAGATGATTCATCTACCACAATGAGAGTATGTCCAATACCTTTAGCATTTTTTGTAGTTAGTTTTGTCTCCCCTGTTTTAAAATCAGAATAGACAGTAATACCTAATAGCTTAAATATTGTACTACCTCCAATGACTGCAGCTGCTTTATTAGTGGTAGCAGTTTTCTCAATACCATGAACCTTGAGTTCTGCTCCTACAAGTTCAGCAACATCTTTCAATTCCTGAAGATTGCTTAATACTTGTTCAAGCAAAAACGACTTACCCATCCCTGCACCACCTGATAAAATATACTCAGGCTGGTCAGGGGTAATTAACCATTGTTGGATAGCTGATTTAGCTTTCTCTTGACAACTAGTTAGGACGTTGTTGGTCGAACTGTGCATACGGTACTCCTAATGCTTGTGCTGCTTTAACATCTTTTTCAAAATCGTGATGTAGAGGCTCCATATTAAGATGCCCTACTGAAGATAAAGGAGTAAGTGTATCTTTTGTGGAATAACGCTGAAATACATATACTCCCTGTTCAGTAAGTAAGTCATATACTTTTAAGGCAGTTTCCTTTGGTAGTACAACCTCACATCCGACTATCCTTAATAATGTATTTACTGCCATTATTGACTCCCATCGTATTTCATGTGAATTACTGTACCATGAGTTGGAGGTGTCCATGACTCATTGTTCACGATAACCCAAAGGATATCATTAGGTACTTTTGAATAATCAACATTACTAAAATAACCATCAGTAAATATGATAGTTACATCCACTTCTTCTTGCTGTTCAGCATGTTCTATTACAGGGCCGATACAAGTACCTCCTCCGCCTGTAAACTCTACAGCAATTTCTTCACCCTTCTCCATTACAAACTCATCTTTTAACTGAGTATCGAATGAGATAACTTTCATTATTTCAGGGCTTAGGGATTCACGTATCTCATGCATTTCAGAGATATATGCAGTGAACTCATCGTCACTAACTGAACCAGAAGCATCTACGTAGATGTTAACGTCACCCATTGACTCACTTAACTTACTAGGTAAGTAGGTAGTACGGAAACGTTTGTTACGACGACTCCAAGACTTCTCAGTCTTAGATTTAGCTTGCATGTAGTTAGCTAAGATTACTTGCCAAGGTAATTGTGGATTGAGGATATCATTAACCAATTTAGCTATATGTCCTGGAATAGAACCTGCTTGGTTACTCATCTGAGCTGCAGTAGCTGCTTTAATGATTGCATCCTGAATCTTTTGTTCAACTGCTTCCCCAGACATACCTTCGGCAGTTAATCCATTACCTTGACCAGAAGTACCACTACTACTCTCACCTTCTCCATCACTTGGAGCTGGTTCAAAGTCTCCATCTAAGATATTTTCAGGGGACTCATCAGATTCTTGAATAAGTAAGTCATATACTTCTTCGGCACCCATGCCGGCATACTTCTTATCAAGTAAACCACCCTCAATGAACTCATAGTTATTTTCAGTAAGCATTAGATTAATTACATAATCTGCTGCAGCATTCCAAACTTGAAAGTTACGACCACCAACACGACACATATGCATAAAAGCTACATGCCAAGTCTCATGAGCAACTAAAAATATTAATTGCCCATCAGTTAGTCCATCAACAAAAGTAGGACTAAAACGGATACATATACCATCAGTACATGCAGTAGGGATAGTATCATCAATGATAGTATTCAAAGATAATACTAAACTTGCTAAAAATGCTTCATTACCATTAATCATTAATTTAATTTTTGCTTTCGAAATACGGTCTAGTTGTGCTTGATACGGATTTGACATGATGTTCTCTCTAAATAAATAAAAAAATGGGGAACCTTTCGGCTCCCCTATTTGTATAATACTAATGTATTAGTTTAACCATTCCTTCGCATTTGCAGTTAACCATTCACGTACTTCAGTTACAAACACAATTTCTGGTTGAGTTTGGTAAACACGACGAATAGTACATAACTGATACTCAGGGGGCATACGTTTAATGTATGTCATTACTGTTGGTGCATTTTCTTTCTTAATATAATCAGATAACATACCGACAGTTGCATATAATGAACCCGGGTCTGTAGGCATTTCTGCATTCTCAGGGTCTTTAAGAATATCTTCAAAACTAACTAACTTATTAGATAGCTGACAGAATGCTAAAAATTCACGAGCAACACCTTGAGATATTGTTCCTGATAACACTGCAAGTTTTGATGCAGGTATAGTAGGTATACCTTTAATTAAGCGTGATGCAAATTCCCAAGTACGTTGACATGCAAACGTATCATCATTATGGTTCGGGTCAAAGTCATGCAATTTGCCGGGCTGATATTCAATAAATGAAATAACACGGTTATCGATACCTGACTTAATAGCCCAATCAACCCACTTATCCTTATCTACACCCATGTTAAGGTGAATAAGGCGTGATTGCATAGCAGTAGACATATTGCTTACAACAGCTTTGTCAGATGCAAGGTTACCTGCAGCTACACATAAAGCTTTTTCATGCAAAAGCTCTTGGCCAACCATTCTATCTAAAATGATTTTATAGGCTGCACCTTGTTTAGTTTTATCAGCACTGGTTAATTCATCAAAGAATAATAACCAGCCATCATAACCTTCAGGCAATGCATCCCCTTGTGTAGGGAAAATATCAAACTGCTTATATGTAGCCTTTGGGCCATCTAAGTCAGGAAAACCATTGAGTTCTACGTCATCAATTTGAGCCAGACGAATATCAATAAGTTTAAGGTTACGTGCTTTGGCAATATCTTTCATAATGGAAGATTTACCAGTACCCGGTGAGCCTTTAAGTAAAGGTACTAAACCAACATCCATACAATCTTCAACGGCGGCACGTGCACTTAAGGTATTTAACATAATAGCGGTCATATCTGTTCTCTCTTTGATTAAAAAATAAATAAAATAAATTGGGTTTAACCAGACGAAGTCTGGCTATATAAATTTGAAGTCTTACTCAAGCACTCCTTAACGGCCTACTCTTTCAGACAGGGCAAAACCACACGAAGTGTGGCTATTCTTTTAATATTGCGGTGTACTCCATTTTCAAAGTGTGTTCATACTTAGCATATTTCTTAGCTGAACTTACTGTTGAATATTTCTTGATAATTTTATCTGCTAAATGACTACGTAAATTTCCCAGATAAAATGATTTATTAGGGTCGCTATTTAACATTTTATATATTTTTTGCAGGTAATCTAAATTACTAAACACGATAAGTAAGTGATTCATTACCTGAACTCCTTGATACTTACCGGATTGTTTTATTGATAAAATTTCATATAACGCAGCACTTATAATATCAAGATTGCCTACTGCGTACTTCATGAACATTTCTTCTGTTGGTTCGTTCTTGTAAAGGAACTCTTTATATTCATCTAAATGCATTAGTTCGTCTCCCTTAATACAGAATCTGCAGACTGCTGAATATCTTCCATAACCATGCTGAGCTTATTGTAGCCTTCATCCAAATCCGCATGAGTATTCTGTAACTCTTCCAATTCAGCTACTTTTTCTTGTAACTCCTCAAGTTCTTTTTCAGCATCCTCAGCTGCACTTGAACTTACTATTCTAAGTGTTTCTATTGCTTCATTTAATGACATAATTTCTCCTAAGTTAATAATATTCTAAAGTTAATAAAATCTACTACACTTTCAAATTCAAATTTCTCAACCGCAGGTCTAAGACCTGTAGATATATCTCCGATACTTTGCAAAAATCTAGGGTAATCTACATATCGAGACTCTTTGATAGTATTATCATTAGAGATAACCATAACTTTAGACCCTTGAATAAAGTACCATAAATTGGGAGACATCTTATAAAAAGTAATCATGATATTCTCCCTAAGTTAATAGTTTTAGCATGGTAATAAACTCATCTATGGAATCCATAGTAATTTGAGATACAGAATGTTTTATTATCCGTTGCTCTTCAATTGAGGTAAGTGATAAATTACAAAAATTTACCTCAAAATTACGAATATATCTCCAGGAACCATTGAACTTAAAGTACCAATCGCCTGAACGCATATTATAAAAAGTAATCATTAGTTAATTCCATAGTTACCCTCTAAGATAGCATTAGCTACATTAGGGTCGATTGGGTTAAGATATAAAGGTTGCCCGCAAATTTGTTCAACTATATTAGATAGTAAGTTAGACTGGTACATCTCCCATAATATAATGTTGTAGTGCTTACGTAGCTTATTCATATGGTTCGCGTGACTTTTGAACTCATCATGTATAGTAACTACTTCGAATGTGCCCATATTAAGGCTAGTATTAATTTGATTAAGTAAGATAGCTAAGTCATTGTCTGAATAATCTTCAATGTTTGATTCATTCAAGAATTTAACTTCAACTAAGCTTACCATTTTAGACATATCAGTTACTTTACAGTTAGGGCGAGTAACCTCAATTAAGTCTTTTACACGATTAAGTATTACTGGGTCAAAGTTACAGCGTCTGTTTATCTCACGTACCATGTACCCGTCAACGCTGTGAGTGACGTCTGCTGCTAATGAAACCCCTTTCTCTGCTCCTTCATTGATTGAAGTATTAAAAGTGAAACTAGAGCCTAACAGAGGCTCCTGTACCTTGTACTGAACATCTTTCCATACACGTTTATGAACAATACCTCTATCAGGTAGTTCCCAAGTATGCGCTAATGCACCTGCCTGAAATATACTGATAAGAATGTTACGTGCTTTGTATGCTTCTGGGGCTACTATTTGAGCAGCTGCGAAGAACATATCCAAGTCGGTTCCTTCACCGAAAGTTATCTTAGGTTCCTTTTCTGAACCATACATGTAAGTCATCAAAGCATTCTTGATAGCTTTACGTACATAAGCTTTAGTGTTCATTACTTCAGTACATTTCTTATAGATATCTGGAGCACCAGTAGGATTAACACTGTTAAGAACACCAGTATTTAACATACCAGCAGTACATCGAGTTAATACAGACAATAATTGAATACCTGATGCAGCAGAGTCAAAGCCTACTAAGTGACCGGTTGGAATACCTTGCTGAGCACATCTGATAGCATCTACTGATTTCCAGTACATGTTAGGCGAGTCCGCTTCTCCTACTAAAGTTTCTAATACATCAAGGTTAGCTTTTGTCCAAGCTATACGAGTTTCATATAATTCTTTATCTAATCCAAAGTTGTTTGCAGCATCAATTAGTAAGTATTCAAAAGCAGTAAAAGATTGAAAGTTCATATCATTATCCTAGTAAAAATGCAGTATCGATTTGTAAAATGATTTCTTCTATATTCGTTGGGTTAGTGAGTAATTTTCTATATTCTTCCCTTTCCTTAAATAAAGGGCACTGTTTACAAGAGATTTCCTCATTATTAATACAGAATTTTATGTAATCACATAAACATAGGGTTTTTTTGGGGGAAATATTTTCCATTTCCGGGTAGCTTCTAATTACTAGATGTTCCGTATCATACGAGGGTTTATTCATGTTATTCCCCTACTTAAGTAATTGAATAATTTCAATAGCTTCTACCATTTTATCTGGCTCAAGCTTTGGATTTAGATTTCTTACCTCCTGTTCCTTAATCATCCCTATACACTCATCACATGTGTTTATTACATCAGGACAATACATAAGACTACACAGAATGCTTTCTTCAGGAGATAGCAACCTAACTTTAAATTCTGCATTAAATTCCTGACCTTCCAGTTGAGATTTAATTTCTTCTTTAGTTAACATAGCAACTCCACTATTTCAATAATGTCAGGGTTATCCTCCAAGACTTGTCCAGTATTTCTTCTCACAGTTCCTCTAAATACACACTCATGACAATAAACACTGCTACAATTAATAGGAGACTTCCCACATACTTGTGCATCTTTCCCAAGTTTTAATTCTTTTACAACATGCTCCCAATCATCCCCATCATGATAATTATCTTTAAAACCCTTTATAGCAGTAAATACAGTATCTCGATTTATCTCCATACTATCCTCCAAGTACTTGCAGTATTTCAATCGATTCTATTGCACCTTTTCTAGAATACCCTTTAGCATCTAACTGCTCCTTTAATTTCCTAGAAGTTTTAGAGGTCAGAATACATTTTTCGCAATCTGTACGAGGAGAAACACAATGATTAAAGACATAACAGAGGTCAATAGCATGTTCATTTTGTACTTTTACTACTTTTTCTATGTGAATTACATAATCACTAAAGTTTAATACATAATGTCGCCAGTCTTTTTTAAGTTCAGGCATAGTAATTCCTATTTATTCACTAATGATTTAATTCCTACTAATTGAGCTAATAAGATTGTATCTTTGAGATTTCTCCAGTTAAGGTTAGGCTGTAATTTTGATAAATCATCTAGGGCGTAATCTCCAATACACTGTTTACAGCTATCATTTGTAGAGGCAGATTCTGGCCCCTCAGGGCAAACAGCTCCACGACATAAATCCTTACTCCGACAATCTATTCTATCAGGAATATGGTTCTCATCATCAACATACACATGACAAGCAATCTGCCTGTTAATTTCTTCTTCACTTAACATAATAACTCCACCGTAGGTATAATATGAGGATTATCCTCTAATATTTTAATTGTTTGAGTAATATGATTCCTGTGGGGGTCAGTGTCAAAGATACATTTACTACAATATATTCCTTCACATGCAGCCCCTACCGTACAACAAGGGTTTCCAGCTTCATTATTTAGCGATGACCGTGTTTCTTCCCACTTCTCTTCTGATGAATTATTTTTCATTATAGTAAGTTGTCTTACTATCTCTTCAGTATTAATTTCCATAATTGCTTACCCCAATAAACCCACTACTATTATAATGTCTGGATTATCTTCTAATATTTGAAGTGTTTTAGGTAAATTATTATTTGGGAATGTAGTTTCAAATATACATTCGTTACAGGGCATACCCTGACAATCTACATATGATTTAGTACAGGGGTCAGCTAAGTTTCCTCTATCTAATTCTCCTATTGTGTCCTCAAAACAAGATATGCTAGGACTAATTTCCCCATTCTTTTTCATTATAGTAAGTTGCCTTACTACCTCTTCAACATCAATAATCATAATCTATTACCCCATTAAAACTAGTATATTTATAGATTCTTGAACCTCCTGAGAGGTCACTACTTTAGTACGATTTTCAGTAATTCTAATAAACTCAGATTTCGACATTTTCGAATTTAATACACAGCTTCGGCAATCCATGTTTTGGTCTTGGAATATACACGCTCGATTTAGGTCACATATATCATGCACCCCTGAATAATGGGCTCTACTTATCTTGCTAATATATTTGTTAGATGTAATATGTTTCATTACATAACCCTTTTATTTAGTTTTTAATTTGTTTAATAAAGTAACTAAATACGTTTTAGTAAGTACCTTTAAAACTACTAAAAGCTCGCTAATATTTATTTTCAAACATGCTCCACTGTCTGATTGAATTACTATAAATTTTGAAGTTTGTTTAACTATTTTCATTACATCACCACAACTTCTTTATTGGCCAATTCTAATACACTCTTACGGTAACTATCCCCTTGAGTACTTACTTGATAACCGTGAGCATATGTACGTAAACGTTCATCATACTTATGAGTTAAATAGAACTTATTACCTGCAGCAACTAGTTCCGCATAAGATTGCATTGATTCAACATTCAGCTTCTTCCAAGCTTCATAACGTTTAGTTCGTTCCTCAGTAGTCTCATCATCCTCTTCTTTGAATACTGGTTCAATTTCTAAAGGTTTCTGATTAATACTTAGCGGAACAGAATTAACGCGATTGATATGGTCAAGTGGAACATTATGTTTGTGATACTTACCAGCTAATATCACTGAACTACCAAATGTTTGGTATCCGCTATCCTTATTAGACTTCACTTCTTTAGGTGGAGTAACACTTGGCATAATATGTCTTGTAGTGGTCAAATACTCCCCTAAATTACCGTCATAAGCTAAGTTACTATGAACCATGAGAACTCCTTCCTCTGTATTGCGAGGGAGCTCTATCGCTATAAGATTAATATTCCTTAACAAGGCAATACATTCACTAGCTTGCTCAATATCTTGACGGTCAGTATTATTCTTGAACAAACCCTTTAACATACCAACACAACCCGTATACGTTTGAACAGGAGTAGTAGTACAAGTAGCTATTACTTTCCAAGCTAACTCTTCTAAGTCCATACGCATAAGATTTACATGGCGTTCTTTCTTAGTTGTCCACTCCTGAGCACCTTTACTACTAATATAAGTATAATCACTTGATTTCACATGGTTCGTTACTGCTTCCACATAGTCATTGACTAAGTAATCTAACTTAACTTTGATTAATTCTTCTTGAACATGGCTTACTAAATGATGAGTTGAACGGAATTCGAATGCAATTTGCTTTTGTAATAGTGACATATATCCTCACTTAAATTTTTGTTTTGAGTTGGCAACACAATCTTCATAGGGAAGAGTTTTATTGGATAAACAAATACTAACGTAGTTTGCCCTACGATTGTCACGTCCTTCGATAGGGTCATACGTAGTATATTCTACCCAACCTGCTAATATTATTGTGAGCATTGCAGCTATAATTAGTTTAATAATATCCACTCCTCTATAGTTAAAAATGTTAATTTATTGAGCTCTTTTATTGTCCTCCTATCCTTATAATACGAATAATGTCTCGAGTTCCCGTTTAATTGTTCTAGTATATGTAATATTTCAGGCTTATCCACTGAACTACCAAAAGGATAATATTTACCCGAATACTTTAAAATTAAATTACCTGAGCCAATATGAATACATACATCTTCCATAATTAATCCTCTAATAGTAAATATTGTAAGTAGTCGTGGTTAAAATCTTGAGAATGGTTATGTAAAATTTCCCTCTTATACTCGAACCCTGCTATACAACTAATGCCTATCCCATGTTCTAATCTGTTAAACAGAATTCTTACATCATGTCCCCGCATAGTTTTATTTGAACTACACCATTGACAGTAATACCTACCATCTTGACATATCCACATAAATCCGGGTATTCTCTCATCAAAGTACATTGTTATATTTTCATAATCCATGGTTCACCTACCCAGTAAGCAGCTCTGCTGCCTTTTCAAAATAAACATAATAATGGGAGCCAACTAAGGACTCCCATGATATGCATACTTACGTATGACTAACTGAATATACTCTTCAGCTTGTTCCAAACTCTTCGACAAATACTCACCTTATTACCATTGACTGTTGCATCAACAGTGGTAATTGGTTCAGTAGGTGCTGGTATAGCTGGAGCAATTCCTCCATTGCCACTAGTCAAGAAGTAACCTGCTTGTCCAGCTGCCGCACAGTTTTTATGGCGATTATTCCAATGACCTGTATGGCAATTTTCAGAAGGAATACAAGTAATCCATGCTATTTGATTACTTAATGCACCGCCTTTATCAGCACCTAAGCCTAAGCGAATACCGATATCATTCAAGATTCCAATATACTCAGCTTTAGACATGCCAATAGGCTTACCTCTGCTCCCTCTTGGAACAGATGATGGACTACCCATACGTTTAATAACTTCCTCATACATACGTACTCGAAGTATATGTGACCATTTAATACGTGACATTTGTTTCTCCTATTTAAATTAAGTTATGTGTCAACAGAGGGGACGAAGTCCCCCTTAAGTTTTTAGAAGGGCTTCAGCTATAGATTTTTCAATTTTCTTATTCACCTTATTCTCCTTCCTCCAAGTACTTACATCTCTTAATGTAAAAGGGTAAAAGGTATCTTCAAAACATTTTCCATTAACAGAAGTCCAATCATCACTTGCGTAGGTGCTTGTTTCCATATATAAAACTAATACTTTTTCCTGTCCAAATAAGGAATAATATTTTATGGTTCGTTGGGTGTATTCTCCAACTTTTACATCATTTACATCTTTAATTACAAATTTCACTAGTTTTCCTTTATTTATTAAATTACGTTAAAACATCTATAGGTATCATTTATGAATTGTTGAGTACCTAATAACCCAGTTTTAGCCATAGCGGCTCGGTGTACTTGTATCTGTCCCTTTCTAAAGGTAACCGATACATACTCAACCAACTTACCTTTATTAATAAGGTGTGCAAATTTAACTACTAAGAGCCCTTTATGGTAATAACTTTGACTAACTTTAGCCTGAATAGCTTTACGCTCCATAAAGACAACAGTACCTTTATTCACTTTAATAGTAATATCTTCAGCAATATCATTGGTGGTACATATTACATTCACAGGTGCTTGCATATTTGGTTCTTTGGCCAGTACAGATGTACTGAATAAGGCTGTAGCTAACAATAAGCTACTTAAAATCTTTGATTTAAACATAATATTCTCTCTTTTT